TGCTCAAGAAGGATTAAAAGGTGATGTTACAGGTAATGTAAATGGTAATTTAACAGGTAATGTAACTGGTAATGTAATAGGCAATAATTCTACAGGTAATAATGAAAATATTATAACTAATTCAATATATGTATCACCCACACCAACCACAGCGACTTTAACTTTGGAAAATACTGTAGATACCACCGCTTATAAAATTATTTTAGATGGAACTGATATTGATTTTACTGGTGGTGCTGATATTAATGCTACTGCCACTGCTTTACATACCGCGTTAGACGGAACAGTAACTGGTATAACACCTTCAGTAACAGATGCTGTGGTTACATTAACTAAAGCAGATGGCACTGATTTTATATATAGTGCTGATGCTAATACGTTCGGTATATTAAATGGTATAGCAGATACAAATGATATTACCGCTAATAATGGAACAGTAACTTCTTTTACAAAAGCACAATTAAAAGGTGATGTGACTGGTAATGTCACTGGTAATGTCACTGGTAATGTCACTGGTAATGTCACTGGTAATGTCACTGGTAATGTCACTGGTAATGCTGATACAGCTACTGAATCTACAAAATGTGTTGGAGAAGTAGCATCAAGTGGTATTCCAACGTCAGCAGCAGGAACACAAGGACAAATTAATTATGCTGATGATAATGGAACATTTTTTATGTATATATGCGTAAGTGGATTAACTGGTGTAGGAAATGATGATGCTCTATGGAAAAAAGTTCAATTATCTACTTTATAATAATTTAGTAATGTAAGTTTCATATATAAATTATTTTATAAATAAACTATATATGTCAGGATTTATGTTTCAGTCAGACCACGAAAGAAATAGATCAAATGCAACAGGTTCATTAGTATCGACAGATTTACACGATGTTCCAAAAAGTTATGATTTACACAACGGAGATGTATTAATATGGCGAGAACCTGCTAATAAAACAGAAGTAGGTAGATGGATATCTGCTCCGGGTCCTCAATTTTCCACATTAATTAACAACAATAGATTAGCGATAGAAGATTTATCAAAAAATCGCATTCCTACTGAAATTACTAATTTAATTAATGGAGCACCTCAAGCTATGGATACATTAAAAGAAATAGCAGATATTATAGGAGATGATACTAATATAGCTGGTTCTATTGCAACACGTTTAACAGTTCACGATAATAGTATAAATAGTATTAATCTTACTAATATTAGAACGGATGCTTCATTAAATCAATTTCAAACAATATTAGATACACATACCAATCAAGTAAATACAAATACTAATAATATAGCAACTAATCTTGCTAATCAAGGTGCAACAAATACAGGATACGCAAATAGTATTAATGCAAATACTAATAATATAGCAACTAATAACACAAATATAACAAATCATAACAATAGAATTACTACAAATACTAACGATATAGCAACTAATCTAGCAAATATTACTACAAATACTAATAATATAACTACAATAAATACTTGGAAATCAGATACACAATTATGGCGAGATAAAACAGATGCTAGTATGAATAAAGTATTTACCGACACAATGAATAATAATACATTAGTATTAACAAATCAAACCAATATAGGAAATAATAGTTCTACTATTGCTGGAAATACAACAAATGTAAATACTAATATTACTAATATTGGCGATAATTTAACCAAAATTAATCAAAATACTACAAACATAACAAATAATGATGCAGATATAAATGCATTAGATGTTAGATTAGATACAATTGAACAAAATAATTTAGTTACTATTAATAATAATTTAACAACACATACAACCAGTTTAAATTTACACGATAATAGAATTACTAATTTAGAAACAGATGTTGTGGGAAATGGTACAAATCCAGTTCCAGCAACACAAACATTAACATTTAATGGAACACCTGATGCTGTTCAATATTCAATTAAAATTAATAACGCTACTATAACTTTTAACGGGGTAGCAGCCAATACTGATGCTACAGCAAATGCATTAAATACTCAAATTACTAATTTAAATTTAGCAAATATAACAAATATAATTAATGATTCGGTTATTACAATTACTGGAAAAAGTGATGGAACAGAACAAATAAATTATCAATCAAATGATATTGAAACAACTGCTCAAATATTAGAATTTACAAATGAAAATCTTCAAACAACAACAAATGGAAAAATTGAAACATATAGTCATAAAAATAGATTAAATAAATTAGATGTGAGTATGAATTTATTAGAAACAGTTACAAAACCACAACAAACAACAAATACTAATAACATAACAACAAATACAACAAATATAACAACAAATGCCAATAACATAGCAACAAATACAACAAATATAACAACAAATACCAATGATATTGCTACTGAAAAAGCTAGAATGGATACATTAATGAATGGTTCCGTTGCAGCATTAGATACATTAAAAGAATTATCGGATACATTAGGTGATCCTACTGGTATAGGGTCAAATGTTATTACAAAATTAGGAACAAATACTACAAATATAACTACAAATACTAATAACGTAGCAACAAATACTACAAATATAGCAACAAATACTACAAATATAAGTAATAATACAACTAGTATATTAAATAAACAAAATACTATTGGTGTTAATGGTTTAGAAATTAGTCATATTAATGGATTACAGACAGCAATAAATAGTAAAGCGAATAATACTTATCCTAATTTAAACATTACTAATGTTATTGGATTACAAACAGCATTAAATGGTAAAAATGCCTCTATATCAAACGGCGATTTATCAATAGCACAAGTATCTGGATTACAAACTAAATTAGATGAAAAACAACCAATAATAGGTAATAATACTTTACCACAATCTAAAATTAATAATTTGATAAATGATTTGGCGAATAAACAACCTATTATAGGCGCGAATGATTTACAAATATCATATATATCTGATTTACAAAATCAATTGAATGCAAAGCAGAATGTATTAACTGATAATTCTGTTACAATACAACAAGTTCATACGTTACAAACTTTATTAGATACAAAACAACCAAATTTACAAGCAGGTACAAATATTAATATAGGAACTAATAATGTTATTAGTTCTTCTGCTGCTACTATTTTGAATGAATTGTCAGATTGTAAATCGAATACAACTAATTTTGCAAAAAGTATATTAATTGGTTCTACATCTACAGGAACATTAGTTGATGCTAGTAATAATATAGGTATTGGATATAATTCATTGTTATCATTGACTTCTGGTCAAAATAATGTAGCGATAGGTTCAGATTCATTAAATGCTGTAAATGCATCTAAAAATAATGTGGCTATTGGATTTGAATCATTAAAGAATAATCAAAAGGAAGGAAATGTAGGTATAGGATATAATAGTGGTTTAAATAATATTCATGGAACTTATAATACATACGTTGGATATGATTCTGGACCTTCTATTGGACAACCTAGTTTGGTAAATACAGTATCAATAGGTAATCAAGCACACGTATCGTCATCAAATACAATTCAGTTAGGAAATACTAATATAGTTAATGTTAAAAGTTATGGTAAATTAAAATTAAAAAATACAGCAACCCAAAGAGAAGTTGAATATACAAATACACATAATGGAATAGACAATCAGTATTTAGTAATTGACCAAAATGGTATTACTAGCTGGAAAAACTTGGATGATGTTGATGTAGCTACTTTAACAACAACAACAAATAATCATACTACAAGTATTAGTCAAAATACTACAAATATAAATAATTTACAAACTACTGTGAATACATTAACAGGTTCCGAAACATTAACTAATGTTATTACAGCTATTAATACAATAAACGATACATTAGACGATGGCGTAAATGATGGTAGTGTTGGTTCTTTTTATACACAAATGACTAATTTAATAAATGATAGAATTAGTTCATCGGGCAATGATGTAGCAGATGGACAAATAACTTTTACTAAAAAAATAATAGCTAATGCAGGTATACAGGGTAATAGTGATACAACAACAGCATTTGCTACTCAAACAACTATTAATAATAAACCATATTATGGTCAAGGAAATATATCATTAGGAATTGAAGATATATTAGGAACAGGAAAAGGAGGTTCTGGTTCTATAATTACGGACGCTGAAAGAGTAAAATTAGCATTAGCATCATTGGATACTGATAATATTAATGTATTTAATGCTGGAGCATTAATGGCATCAAAAGTTCCTCCATCAGCTGGAGTTCCGGCTGTATCAAAAGATCAAGATGTTAATGGAATAAAAACATTCAAAGATGAAACAAAATTTGAAAATAAAATTACATTTAATGCTAATAATTATATTCAGTATTCTGCTGGTATAAAATTAAAATCTACAGAAAAAGTTATAATAGAAGGAGATTTACACGTAGATGGTGATATAGTTACAGTTAATCAAACAAATATGGATATAATTGATAGAACAATTACATTAAATAATGGTGTAACAAATGCAAATAGTGTAGACTCTGGTATTTTAATTAATAGAGGAACAGATGATTCAGCTGCTATATTTTGGGATGAAGATAATGATAAATTTCATATGGGAACTACAACGGATAGTGGGGCTACTATTACAACGGGTTCATTAATATCTGATATAGAAGGTAATGTTACAGGAAATGTAACAGGAACAGCGGCTTCAGTAACAAATGCTTCACAAACAGCTATCACAACTGTAGGCACTTTAACTGGTCTTCAAATAGATGATGGTGGTAAAATTGGAAGCGCTACGGATGATGATGCTATTGTAATAGCAGCAAATGGAGAAGTTACTTTTAGTCAGACTATTCAAGGTAATTTGTCTGGTAGTGTTACAGGAAATGCCGATACAGCAACTAGTGTATCAGGTGCTCAAACAGGGATTACATCAGTAGGAACATTGTCTGGATTGCAAATAGATGATGGTGGTAAAATTGGAAGCGCTACGGATGATGATGCTATTGTAATAGCAGCAAATGGAGAAGTTACTTTTAGTCAGACTATTCAAGGTAATTTGTCTGGCAATGTTACAGGAAATATTACAGGTGATGTAACAGGCAATTCAGGAACTACAGATAAATTAAAAATAGCAGTTAATATAGCAGGTAAATCTTTTGATGGTAGTAGTGATATTACTATAAATGCGGCTGATTTAGGTGATGTTACTAGTGTAGGTTCAGGTGATATAATAACCACGGCTGAAAGAACAAAATGGAATACAACAGATTCTAGAACACAAATATCATCAGTAGTCCCTGTTGGTGGTAATGGATTAGCAATTGTTGGATCTACTTATCCTGGTGATTATACTGATAGTGGACAAACCAATTCAGAATTATTAGGACATATTAATGCTTTAAAATTAGAGGTTTGGAAATTAAGTAAAATAATAGAAGATTTAAAAAATAAATATGTTCTAGACAATAATAGTTCTTAAATAAAATTTTTTATGTATTATAATTATATATGGCATTTACTAGATATAATTATGATAGTTTAAGAACACAAAAGAAATTACAACAATCTACTGGAACTTGTAGATATATGTTGAATGTTCCAGGTCCATTTTCAGAACATTGTTATATGCAGGACCCACAAATAAGAATACAAAAATTTGGAGCAAATCTTATGAAAGTGAGAGATGGTCATCCTATAGACATAGATAGTGATTTGAAAGGTGTAGGAAGAAAATTAAAAGCAGGTGGTATGTTAAATTCAGAATGTTCTTATAAGCATAATGATCTTAAGGTAAAACCTATGCATTTTGAAACTTGTACAGCACCTGTAACAGATCAATCTAGAGTAACACATCCAGCTAGAAATTATAAATCTTTAGAACAAAATAGAAGAGATTATCCATTATTTGATCCTCAAGAAAATACTTGTTTGCATTTTCAAAATAATTTAAGTACGCGACTTTTAGAAAGAGATAGCTATGTTCCAAAATTACCTTGTTTATAATATATTTTGTTTATTTTTATAAAGATAATATATTTTACTTATATATATAATGGAATTAGTTGTACCACTAATAGGATTAGGTGCTATGTATATAATATCTAATCAAAATAATGAAGAAAAAAAGAAAGAATACCAAACAATGCGCGAAAACTTTACGGGTAATACAAATGAAAGATTATTTAATCATGGATTTAAAACTAATTTAAAAACACCAGAAAAAAACTATCCTGTTGAAAATAAAGAATTAGTTAAAAAAGATATAAATTATTATTCAGGTGCAAATCCAAATGTAGAAATGCCAAATTATAATCCAAAAATGAAAGAAGAAGATACACAAAAAGATGTTCATAATTTTAAAAGTTTAACGGGTAAAGAAATGGATCCTTGTGAATTAACTCATAATAATATGGTTCCTTTTTTTGGGTCAAAGGTAACTCAATCTACAAAAGGATATGAAGGCTTATTAGATTCATATTCTGGTGCTGGTAGTCAAAAAATAGAAAAAGTATCACAAGCACCTATGTTTGCTCCACAAAAAAATATGAATTGGACAAATGGAATGCCTTCTACTACAGAATATATGCAAGAAAGAATGAGAAATAATGTAACTAGTAAAATGAATAATGTTAAACCGTGGCAAGAAGTTCAAGTAGGCCCTGGATTAAATAAAGGATTTGGACGCGAGGGATTCGGTGGATTTAATTCTGGTATGGAAGCTAGAGATAAATGGTTACCAAAAACTGTTGACCAACTAAGAGTAAAAAACAATCCAAAAAATTCATATAAAGGACAAATGTTAGGAGCTCACGTAGGTAGAAGAGGACCTAGAGGTGAAATTGGTAATGTAGAAAAAAATAGACCAGATACATATTATATTCAGAGTAGTGATAGATGGTTAACAACAACAGGTGCATCTGGAGAAGCACCAACAGTACGAAGTGAAAATATTTTAAGGGATGTAAATAGAATTAATCAAATAAAAGAACATTTTGGAGGTGGGGCAAAAGAAAAGAATGGAACATATCAATCTGGTGCATTTAGAAAGTCGTCTAGAATACAATTACCCGGAAACGATAAACATTTAGGTGTAGCTACTATAAAAGATGGATGGGATCCAACAACAAAAGATTTTGGTAAATCATCTCATACTAATTTGCCTAATTCTCGTTCTGTTACTGGTTATGATGATGCCAGAATGGGTAACGCACACGGATTTGTAAAAGCATTAGTTGCTCCTATTATGGATATTATTAAACCAACTAAAAAAGAAAATGTAATTGGTAATATGAGACCAACTGGTAATGTTAATGCTGGTGTTCAATTAAAACATCGTATATGGAATCCTAATGATACTCCAAAAACAACTATCAAAGAACAAACTGAAAACGCAAAACACAATAATCACGGACATAGATATTACGATGGTGCTCATACTACAAATGCTCATCAACCTACATATGGACAAAGAGATACCACTACTTGTCCTGCTCTTGGTAATCCTAGTGGTACATCAGCTACTGGAGCCAAAGGAAAAATACACAGTGATATGTATAAGATGAATCAAAATATAAATAAAGAATCTATATCTAAAGTTGATAGGTATAATGTAGGTAATCATAATCTATTTAATAATACTATCAATATTGGAAATGTAAAAAATTGTCCACAACAACCCAATCATTATTTACCTAATATGCCAAAATCATCATCTGGAACATCTGTTCTTGGTAAATATCAAACTAATAATCGTAGAGAAGTTGGTGTCAATTATAAAAGAACACAGGCTGATTTATTAAAACCATTTCATAATAATCCTTATACACATTCTATTACTTCAGTTGTTTAATTATATTTATTTTAATTTAAATATAATTAATATATTCATTTAATGGACTATATAAACATACATAAAGAAATAACAACTAAATTAGATTTTTTTATTAATAATAAAAAAATACCTCATATTATTTTTTATGGAGAATCTGGTAGTGGTAAACGATTTATACTTGATAATTTTATAAAAAAAATTTATAATAATAATAATAAATTAATAAAAGATTACGTTATGTATGTTAATTGTGCTCACGGAAAAGGTATTCGTTTTATTAGAGATGAATTAAAATTTTTTGCCAAAACTAATATTCAAAATTTAAATGGTGTTTTTTTTAAAAGTATTGTATTATTTAATGCAGGATGGTTGACTACAGATGCACAATCCGCATTAAGAAGATGTATTGAACAATTTAGTCATAATACTCGTGTTTTTATAGTTATTGAAGATACTGATTGTTTATTAAAACCAATTTTATCTCGTTTTTGTAATATATATATACCTTTACCCATAATAAATAATAAAAGAATAAGTTTACATAATTATAATATTAATAATATTGATAATGAAATATTATATCAAAAAAAGGATAAATATTTCAATAATATTATGACAAAATATTATAATAAATCGATTCAAGATAAAAATAAATTAAACGTAAAAGAAATATATAAAATTTCACACGAATTGTATTATAAAGGATACCACGCAAAAAATATTATTGATTTTTTAGAAAAAACTAAAATTAACGTTATTAATAAGTACAAATTATTAATTTATTATGATAAAATCAGAAAACAATTTAGACAAGAAATTTTATTAATATTCTTTTGTTTAAATTATCTTTATTTGCGGAAAAACACACATTTAGATAATATAATGAATATTTAAAATGGACGATTATAATGTAAATTGTTTGTCTGAAGCTAAAAATGAATATTGTGCTCGTTTATTAAATACTTTAACGCCTTTATTAGTTCAAGGATTAAAATCTGTTTATGATGAAGCCGTTAAATTATGTAATGAAAATGAAGAATATGAAAAATATTTGATGACATTTCAAAATTTTTTAACCAGAGTACCTCAATGGAATGAAGCACTAATTTTAGAAGAATGTACTAGAATAATTAAAGATAGTCATTGTAATTATTTGGAAGACCTAATTGCTTGTGTTCATATTACTCATTTAAAAATTTTAACGAGTGTTCGCGTTAGTCAAAAACAAAAAAAAATCGATATTGATATTCCAAAATTATCTACATTTATTCATACTTGTTACATCAATTTTGCTAGAAAATTATATGAAAATGTATATTTATTTGAAAAAGATGTTATGCCCCTACAATATCAAAAAAATATGAGAGAATGTGAAATTATTTGTAGAGAAAGTATATTAACTGCTATTAGAAATAATATACCTGTTGAAAAAATGTTAAGAGCATATATCGATGAAACAGTAGATGAAGAAATTGTAGAAGAACTTGTTCAAAAAAATATGTCTATCGAAGAAACTGAAAAATTAGAAGAAGAAATTAAAGAAAGAGACGAAAAACGAGAAGAAGAGGAATTAAGAAAGGAGGAAGAAGAAGCAGATTTTACTAAAAATAAAATCAATTTAGGTTTTAATGTTGTTAATGCTAAAAAATTAGAAGAAGTTAATGTAGATACTAATAGTTCTTTCGAACAAAGTATGGAAGTATTAACTGAAAAATTAGATAAACAAAATAAGGATATTGTCAAAAATCCTACTGCTACTATTATTAAACCTGAAATAACTATTGAAAAACCTCCTTCTATTGTTGCTGAAAAATCTAGTAATATAAGTTTTAACGATAATGATAATGTTTTAGATATGGGAACTAATAAAGAATCAGTGATTAACGCCCCAAAAGATATTGAACGTTTAGACAAAATATCAAAAGAAAATGATGCAAAAAGAAAAGCAGAAGAAGCTGAATATGGCGACGATGATGAAGATGGTCCTTTAAAAATCGGTGGAGAAGATTTAAAATTAACTATTTCTGATGTTCACGATTTAAATCACGCTAATATTAAACCTCCCCCTTCATTAGATGTAGAAGTATTATCTTAATTGCGTTAAATTATTTTATTTTATAAATTAAAATAATTTATAATGACTCAATCCTTTTTTATTTCTGGATTAGCAATTTCTTTTATTTATGTTATAATTAAATTTGTAGAAACAAAATTTATTACTAAAAAAAATGTTCCTTTAAAATTATTATTTAGAGATGCTTTAATCATTTATTTGTCTTCTGTTTTAGGATTATTTGTATTAGATCAATTCGGTAATACTATTATTAAAACTACTACACAAGTATTTACTGATAAACCATCTTTTTAATCAAAATAACATCTATTGATTATTGCTTCTTCTAAATTTTTATATCTAAAATACGTTGTAAAATTTCCATTACTGCCCATATGATTTTCTGCAATCCTATTAGTTGGTGGAATTTTAAATATTAAACTTCCTAATGGTAACTTTGTTATATATAATATTGGACCATCTAATATTAAATTTGATTTATAATCGTTAAATTTAATAGTAAATGGTTTATCTGAACCTTTATTTTCTAATAATATTGCATTCAATATTGGTATTTTCTTTATCATATCTATTGACATATTTATTATAATATTGCATTCTATAAATGCGATACTATATAATGTTCCGTGTCCACCCCAAGAATAACTATCATATTCTCTAGGCAATAATTTTTTAAAAGGATCTTTATAATGCAATGACCTTGACAAATAAATATCATTTATACTTAATCTTTTTTTTATATAATATAAAATTGAAGATAAATTAGTATCCTTTTTTCTTTTCACCGTTTTACCAGTAGAAGTTATATTTTTTTCAACAACAACTGTTTTTATTAAAATTTTTTGGACATTTTTTATCTCATCATACATTCCCTGTATTTGTTTATCATTGCTTGTCATTTAATTATATATGTATTATTTTTTTTAATATTTTTATTTTATATATATGTCACAAATATTAGCGATGGGTAGCAATAAAATATATAACAAAAATAAATGTAAAAATAACAATAGATTTAAAAATTTAGATACTATTTTAAATAATATTAAAATAATTCTTACAAAATTAAATATTAATGTAATACAACCTATAGAAACTATTAATAATGATATTTGTCGTTCCTTATGGATGAGAGATAATTTTATAAATATAGATAATAATTTGTATTTATTAACTATGTCAGATAGTAAACGTAACCCTAATTCAGAATTAAAACCTCTTTATCTTAATGAACATCCAATACATAATATAGTCGATAATGATAAAATTTTAAAGAATATATATGTGGATGGTGGTGATATTATTCAATATAATGATAATATATTTATAGGTATTGGAATGCGTACTAATAATAAAGCATATAAATGGTTTAAAAATAAATTTAAAAATAAAAATGTTTTTAAAATTAATCATAAAGCTTTACATTTAGATTGTTGTTTTTGTATGTTAAAAAATAACGTCATAATTTATTCTAAAAAATATATTAAAAAATTTCCATCTAAGTTAAAGAATAAATATAGAGTATTTTATGTTGAAGATTATATAAAAAAAAATACTGATCCAAATTTAGCTACTAATATATTAATTATAAATAATTATATAATTGTAGCAGATTTAAATAAATTCAATAAATTTTATGATTTTTTAAGCACTTTTGGATATAAAATTATTAAGATACCATTTTATAATTTATGGAAAGATGGGGGAGGAATTAGATGTTTAACTCAATGGATTCAAGTAAATGATCAAAAAATATTATAATTATATTAATATCAATTATAATATTATACATATATCGGGATTGTATCTAAATTAAATACTTGTTTTTTCTTTGCTTTTTTACTAGGTATTATATAATCGTCAAACATTAAATTTTTAATTTCATTTTCAGGTGTATGATTATGCACAGTTCTTACTATCATTTTATATAGTTTAAATTCTGGATATCTCTCTTCTCCATTTTTTTTATACAGAATATTTCTTCCTTTGTCATCTCTGGCCCATTTTAATATAAGTTGTGCTATCGGATCTTCTAATTCTTCTTTCGTTGGTATAGCATTTTCAAAAAAATAATCATATAAAGAACAAGCTAATCTACATAAATCAAAACTTTTATTTGGTCCTAATGTTTTTTTATTTTTATTATAATATGGTTCACAATTATATTGTGAACTTGCATCTCCATCTGTATTAAAACTATCACTACAAAATATTTTCCCACTGTGATTATATATTGCTCTTCCAAAATCTATTATTTTAAATATTCTACCATAAGTTGGAACTTTATATGTTTTATTATTCCATCTATAATATAAATATTTTTTATCTGTTTCTTTATACATTATATTATTCGAATGTAAATCATTGTGTGTCAAATTAAACATCTTTTGATAAGTTAATAATGATATTATTATTTGAAATAAACAAGATTTCCATTCATTATCATCCAATTCTTCGTCTTCGTTTTTATCTAATAAAGAATCCATGGTATTATCTAATAATTCTAAACTTATAATATTCACTGGAAAATTATATATATCAGCCTTTATTACTTCAGTATCACTTGAATATGACGAATAACCTGACATATCTGAATTTGAACAACTTATCAAATCACTAGATAATGATTCTTCCTCTTCTTCTTCTTCTGCTTCATCTGTATTTGAACTTCTTGAAGAACACGTTGATTCTGTATGTTGTGATTCTGTTTGTACATTTTTACTTATATCCACTACAACTGCTATTTTTGAATTATCATGTAATTTTAAATTTTTCTCTGTTAACTCAAATACTCCTTCAAACATATCATTATTTATTTCTTCACAATTAATATTTATTGTATCATTTTTATTTACTTTAATTTTCTTTCTATTTCCTCTTGTATCATCGTCTAATAATTCTTCATCTATTTCTTCAGTTTTAAATAATTCGTTATTATTATTGTGAAAATACTTTGATTCGTATAAATATTCTAAATCATCAAATATATTTATTTCGTGTTTTTCTTGAACTCCTAAAAATGATCCATAATAATCTATTCCATTATAAAATTTATGTTTATGTAAAATCATACTACTCAAATATGAAAAAAAACCATCTATGTATGCTGCATTATTCTCATCTAATTTTTTTTTTGATAGATTGTTTATATTATTTAATTTAGGAAGCATCTCTAATTTTTCTTTTTTTATATGCTTATATTTACCTACCATGTATTTCACTGGATCTAATAATGGTGAAAATTTAAAAAATGACTTTCTTTTTATTTCATTGTCACTAGCATCTTTTAATATTGTATCAAATATATTACTATCTCTTCCCGTTATATCATATAAATGATATTTGTGATTTAAATTAATTGAATTATAATTGTTTTCTGCTACTTTGAAAAATTTGTTATATATAGGTAAATAGTTCTGTAAATTATATATTTCATAATTTTCATCTAAACTCTTAAATAATTCTAAATTTCGCCTTTTTGTATAAGATACGACAAACATTGTAATAGCTAATATACATAATATTTTTATCAATATTTAACTTATTATTATTTAAGTTAAATATTCATATATTTTTCCATTTCTTAATTTATATGAATTTAGAACTAAAAAAATTTGATATGAGAAATATTACATTTAAACCAAATGAAAATCAAGGTCCTGTTATCGTGTTAATTGGTCGTCGTGATACGGGTAAATCATTCTTAGTAAGAGATTTATTATATTACCACCAAGATATACCTATAGGAACTGTTATTTCTGGAACTGAAGCAGGTAATGGTTTCTATGGTAAAATTGTTCCCAAATTATTTATTCACGATGAATATAATTCCGCTATTATTGAAAATATACTTAAAAGACAAAAAATGGTTATGAAACAAATGAAAAAAGAAATTGATAATTATGGTAAAAGTAATATAGATCCCCGTGCCTTTGTTATATTAGATGATTGTTTATATGATAATAGTTGGGCTCGTGAAAAATTAATGCGTCTTCTTTTCATGAATGGTAGACATTGGAAAATTATGCTTGTTATTACTATGCAATATCCACTAGGTGTTCCTCCTAATTTAAGAACCAATATTGATTATACATTCATTTTACGCGAACCTTATTTAACTAATAGAAAACGTATTTATGAAAATTATGCTGGAATGTTCACTACATTTGAATCGTTTTGTCAAGTAATGGACCAATGTACGGAAAATTATGAATGTTTAGTTATTAGTAATAACGCAAAATCTAATAAATTGGAAGACCAAATTTTTTGGTATAAAGCTACTGGACACGGCGAGTTCAAATTAGGTTCAAAGGAATTTTGGGAATTATCCAAAGATTTGGGTAGCGATGACGAAGATGACCAATACGACCCGCAATCATTTAAGAAAAAAGGTCCTAGAATTAATGTGAAAAAAAATAAATGGTAAATATATACAATGAAACAATTAACTCATAAAGATTATAAGAAAATATTAAAATTTTATAAAAAAAAAGTACCAAAAACACGAAAAAAAATAAAAAAAGCTGCTAAGAAAATTTTAGTAAAAAAATTTTGTAGTTGTATTCAAAAAGTACAAAAAAAAACTAAATCTAAAAAATATAGTCCTATTGGTATTTGCACAAAATCCGTTATTCAGGGTAAAGGATTCAAGCGCGGTAAATTTAAATGTAAAAAAAGGAGAAGTATTAAATTACATAAAGGTGGAAAACGTCGTAAAAGGACGCGTAAAAAAAGAGGAAAAGGATTTTTTAGTTGGTTCTCTTCCAATAATACAAAGTATCAAAAATTACCAAAGGATAACAATGAAATAAATGAAAAAACCTTATTTGAACAATATAAAAAACAACTCATAGAAACAGCAAAAAAATTAGAGATTCCTACTCAAGAATTTGAAAAATGGACTATTCAAGAATCTCCATATACTAACAATGGTAAAGTTAATTTAAAATTAATGGAACAACACGTTATTGAAGCAAATGAAGCTTTTGAATGTATGTCATAAATAAGAAACTTTTTGATACATAACTTTTTACTCCCATAAAAAAAATGAAACTCATTTCAAAAAGGGAGAGAAAACTAATGTTGTGTGTATATTAAAAATGTGTAAAAATATAATTATGAAATACTACAGGGTGGTCCAGGTAACATTGCTCCCCAACAATCAACGCAATATATTACAGGATGTTCACAATAATCACCCCAACTTACATTAATAAATTCTTTTACCTTTTTATCCCATATAACAATAGCAAAACAATTTTTACATATAACCCTAGGTTCTTTTCTTAACCATGAAAATATTTCCTTTCTTAAATCATTTATTTGCCATACGGTTTCTTCGGCAGACATTTATATATATAATTGAAATAATTTAATTATATATATTTTAGATATATATGCAAAAAGAAATTTGTCAATTTTTCAAACCAACAAACAAAAGTAATAAAGTTAATAAAGTTAATACAGTTAATAAAAAAAAAGATGAACCTGTATTATTCCAACCTAATTTATTTGTATTTACTGATGGTGCTTGTCAAAATAATGGTAGATCTAACGCGACTGCTTCCTGGGCTGTATATTTTAAAAAAAATGATCATAGAAATACAAGCGCGTTAATAGTAGGAAAACAAACAAATCAAGTAGCAGAATTAACGGCTATTATAAAAGCGTATGAAATATTAGAAGTAAATAATCAATTAAATCAAAATATTATGATATGTTCGGATTCTATATATGCAATTAGATGTGCTACAACATATGGTGAAAAATGTGAAAAAAGATGTTGGATAAAGAAAAAACCAATTCCAAATGTGGATTTAGTTAAGAAAGCATATTATTATTATAAAAATAAAAATAATATAAAATTTAAACATATAAAAGCACATACAGGTAAAACAGATTTTTATTCATTGGGTAATGATGGAGCAGATAGATTGGCTGTAAGAACATTAAATAATAATTAATCATATTTATTTAAATCGTATACATACAACCATTTTATAAGTTTTAGATCATCATAAATTAATACACATATTAATAGATAATATATTACTAACGGTATTGTATGATTATTAGTAAATAAATAATATATGTGATATCCCCAATTTAATGCACAAGAAATTGTATATGAATACAAACATTTTTGTTGTAATGTAATCAAATCTTTTTTTGATAACAAAAACCTCATTCCCATAAACAAATTTACATTATATGTTAAACAAGCAGAAATACAATATATAAATAATAATTTTGATGTATCGTTACTATAAAAATCAGTAAATATACTTATAATACCAAATGATGTTGATACTATATGATGATATTTTGTACTATTACTTAAATTTTTAAGCTTATATAAAGCAACAGTATCATTAATTGTATATATTATTGCCCCAATTTGAATAATTAAATTATAGTTATAATAATTATCATTTACAATTAAAGAATATATTATTGGCGGAGATATTATCGATAATCCATATAATGCGCCCGATTTCATAGTATTTTTAATAATATATTGTTTTTTTTCATTATCGTATGATTTATATTTTGAATACATTATATTTAAATAAAAATCATACACCTTATACATTGAATTAGTTGAAATAATTGCTAATATATAAATATAAACAATTACATAATTTGTATATGTATACATATAAATATTTACAAATATATATATTTATATGTATTTTTTAAAATATTTAACTGGAAAATGGTAAGTAATATGAAACATTTTTAACTTTATTGCTAATAGTATGTGTAAAATCCGATAATTGTTCTAACATAGACGAATTCGATGATTTTTCAACTATCTCTTTAATTTGCATCGAACCTTCTTCATCAAATTCACCTGGTATTAATTTTTTTATAACATAAGTTTTTATAAATTTATAATTATTATAATATGGGTATATTTCTGGTTTATTAAAAGCTAAAAAAGTCAACAACATATACCAAAGAGAAGAACGTTTTCTTATTATTTTATAAATATGAGAACATAATTTTTTAAACAATTGGAAATGTTTAGATTTTTTACCACCTAGCATTTGTAACATACCGGGTGTAATTTTCATTTCGACTGCAATATTTTTTGGATCTTCTCCCATTATATAACTAAAATCTATATGAACTAATTCACCATATTTGTTTATAATAATATTTTCAGTATGTCTATCGCCTACTCCTAATATATAACATAATACACAAGAGGAGACACAAGTATTTATAAAATTATTTCTTAATTCTTCTATTGTACGTTTGGGATTTAAATCCATTATATAATTTTGTAATGTTGTATTTTTTTTATGTTTTATATCATATAAAGTTATTGCTTCTTCTATTATTTCAATCCAACCATAATTTTCAGTATATGGAAGTATATTATATGTAGATACTAACAAATCATTACATATATATTTTAACCATTTAGATATGTACATTGTTAATTTATCTTTTCTCAAGTCTTCATTTTTTACCAATATACTTTTCATACGAACATTTCTATAATTAGTTATTACTTTTAATGGAATAATATATGGTTTTGTAGAAGAATTTATTTGTTTTATGTTATCTACATCTATATTTATACATTTATAATGAGGAAACCAAGGTAACTTTGCTTCTCCATTTTGTATAAACCAGTCGGTTACTATATTTTTTCTATCTGATTCAGGCGATTGTAATATTAAATCAACTAATTTAATTAATTCTTCAGTTTTCCTTATATCGTTTATAAAGTCTGAAGGACTACACCTATTAATTGTATCCATCATACATCTTAAATTTTTATTATCTTCCTTATTTAATGTATTAATATAATATTTAGTTTCAAAATAAAATGAATAAAACAATTCTGGACTTATTGCACATTGAATAGATATCATTTGACCTATTTTTACATATTTTTTTGATAATTCTACTAACCAAGGCATTAATAATCTATAAAAATCTTCATTTTTTTGTTTTAATAAAGTTATTATATAGTCTTCAATACATTCATATTTATTTAAATCAATATAAAATCCCATTTCTAATATATTTTCAGCATTACAAGTATTTTTACATATTGAATTACATAATATACTATTACAAATGTATCTAGGTGTTTCAGAATTATTATAGTATTCAATTAGTTTATTCATATCTGATAATGATTTATCATTATTTGTAGTTAAACATTTTGTTATCCAGGTATAATGTCCTTTAAATTCATATCTATGTGTCCATAAAAATTGTTTTTCTATATTTGTATATTTTTCTCTTGGTAATTTATATTGAATACTACGATAAATACTTATTATATAATTAATATTTTCAGCCCATTTTTTATTTACAATTCTAAATGTTAATAATTCATTTATGGTTACAGGTAAATTAATAAATAATGTTAATAAATCTCTACAATGAAAAGTAATTTTAACTTGTTTATTACAATCCAAACAAGTTTTTAAATCATTTTTATCAAAAACGGTCTCATGTATTGTTTTAAAAAAAGATTCTGGAGGTGATGTAGACAATATAAATTCATTTTTTTTTACATTCCATTTTGAACAACTAGAACAAAAAATTCTACCACATATTCTGCAATGATGTTTTCTTGTTAATAAACCAAATTCTATATTGCATTTAAAACATTTTTTTATTTTATCATTTGGTATCCATATATTAGGTTTTCTTGATGGTATATTTATTGGATTACTATTTCTTCTTGTATTATCTATGTACATTGACATAGCCATATTTTTATTGTAATTCATATATTTATAAAATATAATATCATATATTTAAATTGTTGTTATTTTTTGAAATATGCCTCCACCTACATTCATCAACATATCTTTGTTTACTTCTACTTTTAAACAACAACTATGTTGATGAGGTAACCGATGTTTCGAACAAAATTTTAAATTACATTTACAGGGCATATCAGACCAAGCTAATTTTTTATTACAACCTTCTAAAGAACATCTATTACTTTTCTTCTTTTTCTTCTTCTTTGTCTTTTTTTCTTCATTTTTATGTTCTATATTTTCTGTTTTTACACTATCCATGGTTTCAATATTCATTTATATTAATATAAAATATATATTATTTTATATCAATTTTTATTATTTATACAAAGTATATTTTCAAATAAATAATTATTTTTTTCTATCATCAAGAAATTTTTCCGCATCAAATTTATTATCTTTGCTTTTTGTTACTATATTATCACCTTCAAATAATTCTTTTCTTATGTCTGCTGATGTCACTTCTTTATTGCTATTTGTAGTTAAACTCTCTTCTATAGTATTATTTATACCAATTAAATTACCTTCTTTATCTATATTTTGAGTTAATTTATTTCCACTTTCTTTAGCCAACTTAACATTTTCTTTGATTGCTTCTTTCTTAGTTTCCATTACTCTTTTATCGAATTCCTGTTTAGCTTTTTCCTCATTTTTAATTTTTTCACTCATCAATTGATTCAATTCTTCTTCCAAGTATTCAACCTTTCCTGTTTTATATGCGTCTGGATCCCACGGCATCCACATACCAACTGGACCTACATATACATTATGATTAGGGTCTACTTCTCTTAACATTTTACATCTTAATTCCGCTTCTTCTTGTGTTGAATAACTACCTCTAATTTTTAATCCTCTTGTTGAGGTTTGAAAATCATATGTTTTTCCAAATTCATCCGTTAATCTCTCCTCATTAGCATCCATAAAATTTTTATATTCATCGTCAACTGTATTCATTGTTATTTGTTCTTTTTCATTATTTAAAAATTCATGAAAATCACTCATTAAATCATTTACTTCAATATTATATTTATATCCCAAAAAATTCATATATTCTTCAAATTTTTTAATAGATTTAGTAAAATCGTAATATTTTAGGAATTCTTTAAAAAAAAACCTATTTTTATCTTTTAATATATCTTCAGGAGAAACAAAACTTACACATACAAACTTTTGTCCAGAAATTGGTTTATCTTCATCCAATAAATCAATATATTTAGGATTTACTTTACCATCACTAGTTATTTTTCTCTCAAATGCCAATTCACTCATTTATAATTTTATATTAAATTATTTATTTAAGTTTTAATAAAATTAATGTTTATTTTTTTTCTTCTTATTTAGTATAAATATGCTCGGTAAATTAGGCGATATGATTGATCTTGGCGAACTTGTCAGACGTGTTGTTAAATACCTAGTAGAAGGTATTATGGTTGCTATCGCAGCTTATGCTATCCCAAAGAAATCCCTTAACATGGATGAAGTATTATTGATTGCTTTGACAGCAGCAGCTACCTTCTCTATATTAGATACTTATGTTCCAAGTATGGCCGTAAGCGCACGTTCTGGTGCTGGATTCGGTATCGGTGCAAACTTAGTTGGTTTCCCACGTATGTAAATAAATAATAATTTTAATATTTAATTATTATTTATTTTTTAATGTTTTCCTTTTTCTTATTCTTCTTTTCTTTCTTGTTTTTATTTTTTTTAAACAAGCATTTTTTTTAAAATATTTATATAATATTTCATTTGTATCTATTATTTCACCATTAAATTTATATTTTTTTAATTCACTTGATATTTCCTTTTTAATAACATTATAATGAGTACAACCCAAAACTACACAATCACATTTTTCTATAAATTTTTCTTTTTTTTTTATTTTTTTTAAATATTTCATTATATTTACACCATCGTCTATTCTATAAGCTAAATATGGAAATGTTATGTATTTAACATTTATTCCTTTTTTTTTTAATAATTTATAATGCCATTTTAATCTTGTTGTTATTGGTGTGCATAACACTAATATATTTTTATAATTCTTTTTTTTTATATACATACAAGCAGGAACTATTGGTTCATATATTTTTATATTATTTATTCTATAATAATTTTTCATTAATATATCCATTATTGTGGATGATGCACTGTGACACGCTATTATTATATTTTTTACTATTTTACTATCATAATTATTTAATATTTTTAATAATCCCTTTCTTATATATTTCTTTGTCCACCCCTTTTCTGAAGTTAATTCTGGAAATATTTTATGAAAACTTACATCTCTATTTTTATTTATCTTCTTTTTTAAATTTAACCCTCCTTTTCCACTATCCATTACAACTATTTTCATATATATATACTTAATATTTTATAAATCTTTATAAAAAGTTCCCAAATTCTTTTTCCCTTTTATTGGTACAGCATAATATCCACATATACCGTACGATATATCTTTCTTTTTTTTCCTTTCATTTTTAATATATTCATACGGGTCTTTTTCTTTTAATAATTTAACTGGTTCTGGACCATTTTTATGACTCCAATTACCATTATTATCTTGTCTAATAAAATGATAATCACCTTCTTTTACATTTTTATCTCTTGATTTCCATATCATTACAAATATTTTATAATAACCATAAGGACATTTTTGATTTTTTTTTAATTTTTTTATTTTTGGATTATCTTCTTTAAGCATTTTTTTCACATTTTTTGTATTTAAATCAGAAAATGATTTATAATATTTCCATACTGCACCTGAATACACTCCCAATTGAGGTCTCACATATGGACAAAATCTATCTTTATATTGATCCATACTTGATAAATACCAATCCCAGGTATCATATACATCTGAATATTTATTTTTTAATTTATTCATTATTTCTATTTTACTTTTTTTTGATTTTTTTTTATAATTTATACAATCAGTTACATATTTTGGTTTAATAGTATTCATTGCGTATGCATAACAATTATGACTATTTTTCACATATATATTTTCATTCCATTTATTTGGTTCATATTTTGGATGGCGTGGGTGATTCAAATGTTCTCCCATATAAATATTACTAATATTTTATTAAATTGTTGGTATAAATTCCCAATTCAATTCTTTGCAAATTTTTTTCCATATTTCATCTTGCTCTATTCTTTTTATTGGATCTTTCAACATTGGAAAAAATGGTAAAAATTCTCTTTCATCCAACAATTCACACATCTTATATAATACATAATAATAATTCAAAAAATTAACTCTATCATCTGGACAATGAGATGAATATGGTTTCTGTATTTCCATAAATAAATTACATAATTTATCTTCTAATTCTGGTGACATTACTGGTGGTTTTATACCTAATTTATCCTTTATAAAAGGTATATGCTCATAATATTTGTTATATCCTAATTTTTTTAATATATCTTTTGCTTTTTTATTTGTTATTTGCTTTAACGATATTCTCTCTTTTTTTATTTGATTTTTTATGTTTTCTAATACTTCATCTGGTATTTGTGTTGTTTCTTTTGCTTGAAATTGTGCTAATATTTCTCTAAAATGATTAATTCTTTTATATGCATAAAAACATACTTCTTTAGGTGGCTCTTTATAGGACGGTTTTTCGTGTTCTATCAAATATTGTTTTTGTAAACTACATTTATTACATATAATCAATCCTTCATATTCTACTGGCACTAATTCTCCCCCACATTTACATAACTCAAAATTTATTACATAATTATTTATATCTAAATACGAATCATCCAAATTTACCATATATTTATTTATATTACTTTCTAATTCTACTGGTTCTTTTTTTAATGTTTCTTTTTTATTAAAAAAAGAATTTACTACTTTCTTTTTATTTATTTCATCATTTGAAATATTTTTCTTTTTTTCAAAATATTCAAATATATATTTAGAATTTTCTAATAAATATTTCTTTTTCTCTTGTTTTAATTTCTTCATGTCTTCTTTTAATTTCTTTAATCTGTCTACCATTTTTAGCTGTTCCTCCAAACTTTTTGATTTTTTTATCTTTTGTTTTAATTTTTTTCTTTCTTCTTTTATTTTTGGTATTTTATTATTACTGATATCTTGAAAATATTTCATTTTTTCATTATGTTTACTATCTAAGGTAGCCGTTGCCTTTGTATTTATTAATATTTTCTTGGATGATTTGGGCCTAAAATTTGGCATATTAATAAATTATAATTAATAATATTACTTTCTATTTAATTTATTTATTCGTCATTTCATTAATTTTTGTTTCTTTTTTTAAAATAATATGACTGATACTATTCCAATTGATAATTTAATTCAACATAAAATTGATAATATAACTCTTCATAAGATGGCTTTTTTATATAATGCTTTAGAAGACGGATGGTCTATTCATAAAAAGAATAATTTATATGTTTTTAAAAAAAACCATGAAGGTAAAAAAGAAGTTTATTTAGATGATTATTTAAGACGATTCGTTACCGCAAATTTTGATATTTCTAAAATATCATAACATCTAATTTTATTAATAAATTAATTAATTTATTTATTTATTAAAATTTTTTTTTCTTTAGCAATAGTATAATAATATGGGAGGAGGATTAATGCAGCTCGTTGCCTATGGCGCTCAAGATGTTTACCTTACTGGTAATCCACAGATTACTTTCTGGAAGGTTACTTACCGTCGTCACACTAACTTTGCTATGGAATCTATTGAACAAACTTTTAACGGTCAAGCCGATTTCGGTCGCCGTGTACAATGCACTATTTCCAGAAATGGAGACCTTGCATACAGAACTTATTTACAAGTTACTCTACCTGAAATCAACCAAAAAGATGCTCCTGCCGCAGGAAAATGCTTTGCTCGTTGGTTAGATTGCCCTGGAGAACAACTTATCTCTATGGTTGAAGTTGAAATTGGTGGTCAAAGAATCGACCGTCAATACGGTGACTTCATGCACATCTGGAATCAATTAACCTTGACTTCCGAACAAGAAACTGGTTACAACAAAATGATCGGTAACACCACTCAGCTTACTTATTTGACTGATCCATTGTTCGCTGATGTTGCTACCGCTTGTGGTGCTGCTTCTGTTCCTGAAGCTGTATGTGCTCCAAGAAATGCACTTCCTGAAACTACTCTTTACGTTCCTTTACAATTCTGGTTCTGCCGTAACCCTGGACTTGCTTTGCCATTGATTGCATTGCAATACCACGAAGTCAAAATCACCATTGAAATGCGCCCAATGGATGAATGTTTGTTTGCTGTTAGCAAAGTTGACGGTAGTGCAGGTGCTAATGTAAAATGTAACGATGCTTATTCCAAATCATTGGTTGCCGCATCTCTTTACGTTGACTACATTTTCCTTGATACCGATGAACGTAGACGTATGGCACAAAACCCACACGAATACTTGATTGAACAATTGCAATTCACTGGCGATGAATCCATCGGATCCTCATCCAACAAAATTAAATTGAATTTCAATCATCCATGTAAAGAATTGATATGGGTTGTTCAGCCTGACGATAACGTAAGTTACTGTGATTCTTTCGTTACTGGTCAAGTTCTTAACATGGCTTTGGGAGCACAGCCATTCAACTACACTGATGCAGTTGATGCTCTTCCAAATTCCATCCGTGCTTTCAGTTCCACTCACCAATTGACTGGTGGTGCAGAACCTGGTGCACAATCCAACACTGCTGTTATTGGACAAAACGGATTGTTCAGTGATGCCGGTGCTAACAACGCAAACGCAGCAGGTGTTGCCGTAACTGACTTGTCTGCCGCATTTGCAGCTGGTGTTACCAACGGTGTAAGTGATGCTGGTGCATTCGTTTTGGCTGAAACTGCTCTTAACATGCACTGTTGGGGTGAAAATCCAGTTGTTACTGCTAAGTTGCAACTTAATGGCCAAGACCGATTCAGTGAACGTGAAGGAACCTACTTTGATTTGGTTCAGCCATTCCAACATCACACCAGAACTCCAGATACCGGAATTAACGTATATTCCTTCGCTCTTCGCCCTGAAGAACATCAGCCATCTGGAACCTGTAACTTCAGTAGAATTGATAACGCAACTCTTCAATTGGTTGTTTCTGCTGCTGCCATCGGTAGTGCACAAACCGCCAAAGTTCGTGTATACTCTACCAACTACAATGTCCTTCGTGTCATGAGTGGTATGGGTGGGTTGGCATATTCCAACTAAATTGTTTTTACAATTCTTATTATCTTAAAATAATATCTAATTTTATCTAATTATATATTATAAGAATGTCTAATAAAATTATAAGTGTTAATAACCCCATTGCTGCTGTATTTGACCACTTTGAGCTATTACCTCACGGACTACAGATTGCAAAAAATGGTGGACTGTTAAGTCCAGATCACCTTAAATGGAAAAAAAGAACAACAAGTCATCTTTATAAAGATGAGGGAAAAGAAGGTTTTAACCCAACCCTATCGCAACAGACACAAATAATAGTTGGAGCATTGAGCAAAATAAATGGTAAACCAAAGTTGAAAGATATTGCTAATAAATCTTCAGCTTGTGGAGAAGGTGAATGTGTAATAATGGGGGGTCGCAAACGAAGAAGATCGCGTAGAAAATCCCGTCGCGGTGGTAAAAAAAGAAACCCCCGCCGTAAACGTAGAAAATCAAGGAAAAAAAGAAAAAGAAGAACTCGCCGTAGAAGACGACGGTAATTTAGGATAATATTTAATAATCTTATCAAATATTATTCACCCTCTTTTTTATACACATATTCACTACCTAATGTTATTTGATTACCCGGATTAACAACAATAACATGATTTCTAGGTGTCATTTCTATTTCCCTTACTGGTTGTACTCTTCGTTGCTGAGTTATTTCCATTATTAATTCTATTCGCGTTTGAACACTCCTTGCTAATCTATTTCTCTGTCTTCTTTGTCTAGCTATCATATGTGTTTCTAGATCCTCCATCATCATTTTTATTACTATATATATTAATAATATCAAACATATAACTGTACTAATTCCTAATATAATATAAACAATCATATCATTAATATAAAAGTTTTATAATGTTTAATATATTTATATATATGAATTGTAAAATTTCGATTTATTTAGCTTATGCTGCCAGTGCGTATATTGCAACATGTCTTTACTATTATATTAGAACAAGATTTGTAGGTACACCGTTTATGGATTCATTAACACCAAAACAAAGAACGATTAAAAAAAAATCAGCAAATGTAAGACGAACAATATTTTATGAAGGTATTGGTATTAGTATTCTAGCGTTAGTATTGTTACAACCATTTAAAAAATGCAATTAATAATATCACTATATAGTAATATGATAAAAACCTGGGTATTACATTCTTTATTAGCAGCCATTACCTTTTCTATAGGTGATTTATCTTGTAAATTATTATTAAATCAATCAGATGTAGATTTGAGTGTAGTTTTAGCTATAACAGCTATTTTTATAGGCACAATAGGTATAGTATACATTATAAATAGAACATCTCAAGACAAAGAATTAAATTTTTTAAAAGTTTTTAAAAATAAAAAAACCTTTTTATATTTATTGGGATTTGTAGGTTTTCTGGCATTAGGAGAATATTATTATCATAGTGCTATTTTACACGGTGATAATCCATCGTTTGTAACAGCAATGTCTAGTTTATCCATTGTATTTATTTATTTAATTTCTATTTTAATGTATAATTTTACATTTAATATGAAAACACTATTAGGTATAGGATTAACTATAATAGGTATTTTTATAATAACTATGTATTCGGAAAATAAAAAATATTAATATTTTATAATTATATTTATATGATTAACACCAATTGGTTCTAAAACCATACGGCATAGGATAGTTTATTTGTTTCAAATATTCACCAAATGACATATTTTCGTGATTATTTAGCCACGAAGGAATAGCTTTTTTTTCAACGTGTCCATTTGTATCTCTAATAGCACCACGACCAAAATAAGCATCACTGAAAATGTTTCTTTTTTCTCCTGGTGTAATAGGAACTATTTTTTTAACATACGGTTTTCGTTTAAATGGTGGTTTAGAACCTGTTATATTTCTATTTCTCATCATAGTTGTTGCAGGTGTTGTAACATTATTTTCAAAATCACAAAGATTTTTATATCTTCTATCTTTTCTTCTTCTCCATTTTGACCGATAACCATCATCATCTAAAAATCTATCGTTTCTCCAATCGCTATTTCCCAAACGAGTAGCTCCGGTTCCTCTGGACCGACCTGACCCACATTCTTCTCCCCTTCTCATAAAATATTCATCGCCTGCTTTTTCTGGTAGTTGTCTTGACATTCTTATAATAATAATTATATACTTAATATTTAATTATTTATCAATTTTATTTTTAGATTTGTACAAAGGCAATATTTTATGAATAATAAATCTTTGTATTGTTTGTTCAGCATCTTTTTTTCTTTTTGCAATTTTATTTATTAATTCAGGTTCAATAAAAGTATAATAATTTCTATAACTACCAAACCCTTTACTCTTATAACTTTTTAATACTTTTTTAATAACATACCTAGAATAGAATTTACTTAAATCATTTTCACAATCTACCATAGTAAATTCTTCCATTTCATACCAAGGTCCATCCATTTAATTATTATTTATAATAAATCTTTAAATAATAATTAATCTTCTCTTTCATTGTTTTTTTTATATTCATCTATTAATTTATCATCATATAACGAAGAGCCATATTTTGGATAATATAAATCTTTCCCATTATAATGTAATATTTTATCAAACGATTTTTTATCAAATTTGTTGTTATATTTATCAAGGTCAATATCATCAGATACCACATCACGTTTATACGTGTTTGTCCTTGTTTGCATAAACAATGGAGTGAATGTTCGTCTATGGGTAATTTGTTTTAATAAAGCACCAAACATTATAAAATATGTATATATATTTTAAATTGAAATTGTTTAAATATAAATATATATTTATATTTAATGAATGTTCAAAATATTGATGGTATTCATCTATTAAAAATAATAGATAATAATAAGATTGACTTAATATTGACAGATCCACCTTATATTATTTCTAAAAGTAGTGGAATGAATAAATTTGAGAGTAAAGTAAAAGAATTAGAAAAAACAAAAAAAAATGCAAAAACAGAGGAAGAATGGAATGCATATAAATTAAAGAATAATATAACAGACGACAAATATAAACAAAATTATATTAAATATGGAAATAAGTCAGGAAAAAAATATGCATTTAAAACAGATTATGGAGAATGGGATAAATCATTTACTATGGAAAAATTAGAAGAATTTATTGAATTATATTATAAAAAATTGAAAAAAGGCGGAACACTGATTATATGGTTTGATTTATGGAAATTAAGTTATTTAAAAGAATTATTAGAAAAATACAAATTTAAACAAATAAGATTTATTGAATGGATAAAAAAAAATCCAATGCCATTAAATCAAAGTGTTAATTATTTAACAAATTCTAGAGAAATAGCATTATTAGCAGTGAAAGGGGGGAAACCAACATTTAATTCAAAATATGATAAAGGAATTTATAATTATCCAATAGTTTCTGGTAAAAGAAGACATCCAACTCAAAAAAATTTATTGTTATTTGAAGAATTAATAAAAAAACATTCTAATGAAAATGATTTAGTTGTTGATACATTTTTAGGTTCAGGTACAACAGCAATTGCTTGTAAAAATACAAATAGAAAATTTTTAGGAAGCGAATTAGATATTAATTATTATAATAAAATAATGAATGCATTAAAATAATTTGGTAGCATTTTTTACTATAAATGACTTTGGTATTTGAACACCAAGTCTAGGGTCTTTACCTTTATTTTCTTTATCATATTGTTTTTTAATTCTTGGAATAATATATTCAAATACTTTATCACCCGACATTTTATACATTTCAACTATTTCACCATTTTCAAATCTACCATAATAATGATTTTTATATTTACATATTTTTTCATTTCTTAAATAATTTATTTGATTTTCCCAACTATCTTGAACAGAAATACCGTTATATGTAGCATTAATGTTTTTTTGTATTGTTGATTTATATTCTACTGGAATTTTCATTTCTCCGTCTTCATATCCATCTGCTCCTGATAATGTTGGAGCTACTTTATGACCTAATTTATTGGCCATATATATTTCTTTTCCCCTAGCATAACTAAATGGATCACCCCATTTATTATCCTTACACAATTTATACATTTGTTCATATAATTCCGCAAATTTTTTTTCTGGTGATTTTAAAATTTTATTCATTATAATAATTATTGTCATTATTATAATGTTTCAATTTTTATTTTAACATTTTATATATTTCATATATTACAACTGGTAAAATATATACTAATGAATTTAAATTAATAAAAGATAATAATATTCCAATTGTTATTGTTGTTATCATTACATAGTTTGGTATAGTAATGAAATGTCTTAATAGTAATATAGCAATAAAAACAAATATAATAATTTGTCCAAATAAACATATTTTTAATCCATAATCATTATCATTACTATGATAAAAACAACTATCTGTATTAAAATCAATACGAGGTCTAAAAGTAAAGTTATCAAAATTTATTGTTGTTTTAAAAAATAAAAACATATAAATTAAGTAAATTGATTCAATAATAGATATAACTAATTCATTCATATATTTATTATTATCATTATTTTTTTATTATCGTTTTTTTGCGTATCTTTCAGCTAATGATAATTTTTTTTTAGGGGGGTTATTATTAGATACATCTATTGTAATATTATTAGATACATCTGTTGTAATATTAGAACTATCTACAATATTGTCTGATATATCGTTTATAATAGTTGTTATTTCAGTATTAACTTTATTGGTATTATCATTTATATCTAAAGATATAAAATTTGGTTTATCATCATCGTCGTCGTCATCAGAATCAGATGCTATTAATATATTTTGAAATTTTGTCATTTTTTTAGTAATTGCAGATATAGTTAAATTCTCCAATTTATCTTTTACATTTTCTTTTTCTTTTTGTTCTTTTTGTAGTTTTTTAGCGATAGATTCTAATTCTACTTCACCTCGTATGCTCTGTCTTCTCATTTCGTGTGCTTTAATTGCTGATTCTATTTTATCTTGTTCTTCTTTTATAATTTTTTCTCTTTGTTCTCTTTCTAATTCTTTCATTTGCAATGCTTGTTTTATTCTCATCTGTTCATCTATTTCTGTTCTAAATACTTGTATTGGTTTCAAATTTAATATAGGAGGGACAGCAAATAATGGTTCAATAGGATTACTAGAATTATCTTTTAATACTTTTTTATCAAATGCGCCTAATATATCAGGAGGAATAGGAGGAGATTGCTCTATTAATCTGTCTATATCCATTCTACATTGTTTTATATAATCAATACCAGGCATAGAACGTTCGTCAGCAGGCAAAGATAATTCTACAGCAATGTTTCTACTTAATTTAGAATATGCAATACTAGCAGCACGATGTCCTTCTAGGAGTTCACTAACTCGTAAAAATTGTGCTATAGTAGTTATTAAACCCGCTGCTAAATTTAAAGTTCCTATAATTAAAGGAGCCCAACCTTTAATTGACTCAGGAAATCCATTTTGAGCAAAATTAGCTGTTCCTGTAACAGTTGATATAACAATAACAGGAATACTATATCTCATATTTTGTTTTTTATATATTTGATATGACCGTTCATGCATCCAACGATAACATCCTGCTTGTTCACTCCATTCCTTTAGTATATCCTCTTGTTGTGCGTGCCAAGTTCTTTTTTGCGGTTTTATCTTTATTTTTTCGGTATCACTCATTACTATGATTTATGATTAGAAAAAATAAATCTAATTATAAATCATCATATTTATCATATTTTAATAATTTAGGAGTGGAATTATTATTATTTACTATATTATATCCTTGCCATACATTTGTATGGTTAGGTTTTAATCGTGACGATAAAAATGTATATAATCCAAAGTAATAACTAGCAACGGCAACTACTAAAGTTCCCAACATTATATATAATATATAGTTAATAAAACCCTCCACGAAGTCTCAATACAAGGTGTAGAGTCGCTTCTTTTTGAATATTATAATCCGAAAGTGTTCTGCCATCTTCCAATTGTTTTCCAGCAAAGATAAGACGCTGTTGGTCAGGAGGAATTCCTTCCTTGTCTTGGATCTTATTCTTAACATTCTCAATCGTGTCACTAGGCTCAACGTCCAAAGTGATAGTTTTTCCAGTCAGGGTTTTTACGAATATTTGCATTCTATAAGAAAAATTAATATTTTATATTTAAATGGTTATGATAAAATATTAAATAAGTATTTAAATTATTCAGGACCTGGGGGTGCTACTACCTTTAATATTATACCTAATATAAGCATACCAATTGCAAACATTGTAAATTTTTTACCGGTAATATTATTACTTTTTACAAAATTGTTTAATACGGTAAATACTACATAAATGATAATAGCTTGTCCTAAAAATGATAAAGCAGCCATAATTAATCCTAACATATATATTATTATAATATTAAAAATGTCCATATATTTTTCTTTTTAATAAATTAGTAGGATGTTTCTTTGATGAAATTTTATTTTTATAATATTTTTTTACTTTTATTAAAAAGTTTTTAAATGATTTATTTATTACTACAAATGGTATTTTATCAATATAATATATTGATTTTATAAATTCCAATCTTATATTACTATTATCAAAATATCCATCATACCATTCATCTCTTGATTTAGATATTTTAAGTATATCTTCCCATTCTTTCATAAATGCTATACCAGGTGATTCATCTTTGTATTTATATGTATCACAGTAATTTAATCCATATCTAGTATTATAATCAATTGTATCTATCCAAGTCCATAATAAAGTATTATATTTAGGATATAAATGCATATGTTCATTTATATAATTATGTTCATGTTCATATAAATCTTCAATAACAGCTAATTGATTGTGTTTATTGGATAAGTTATAAAACATTAAAATAAGATAAATTTCTTATTTTAAATCAATTTTTATATATATATGACAACATATAAAGTATTTGTATGGAATAATAATAATGCAAAAAATATAAAAAAATCAAAAATAAATCAAACAGAAAATAATGAAGATACATCATTTTATATGGGAGAATTAGAATTAGAAAAAGTATCTCAATCTGAATCAAAAAATAGATTAATTATATCAGATAGAATATCTAATAGAGAAAAAATAATACAAACACATATTAACCCATTTATGAGTAATAATAATTATATAGATGATTTAAATAATTTTGATAATTTTTTAAGACCAAAGATGACTAATATGAAATAATTACAAAAATAAGTATTTAAAAAAAACAATTGAATAATGGATATAATGACATCATTAACAACGCAAAATAGTTTATTATTAAATAATTTGATGAAATTTTATAATACTAACAATAATTTAGATAAAATTTTAAATATTATAAACGGAGAATCACAAATTTCATTACGACTAATTGATTGGTTTGCTACTAATTATTCAAAAAAAAATTTTACTGTTTATCAATTAAAAAAAGATAATAATCAAGCTATACGTTTTAAAGTATATATTGATTATAAATTAAAATTAAAAGCTTATTCTAAAAAAAGATTTGACCCTTTTTGTAGATGGGAAAGAATACAAATACCATACAAAGATAATTCTTTTATTCAAACTACTATTGGACAATTAAATTTTTTTAGATGGGTTTTAGAGAATAAAGTATTAGATTATATAATTAAACATTATGATGAAATTATTCAAGATATGAATAACAGAAATAGCACTACAAAAAATAGAAAATGCAAATCGGGTATAAAAACAAGAAAAACAAGAGAAGAATTATCTGTGTCTGCTTCTAAAAGTATAAAAAAAGAAAATGTAGAAATAGTAGTATCTTTTAAATAATAATTTTATATATATTAATTATATATGAAATTATTAGTTTTAGGATTAATAGTAAGTGTTATATTAGGATATATATTATATAATAAATTTAATAAAGTTTCTATACTAGAAGGAAACACTAATCAGAACGGTGGTCATTCATTAAAACCAACCATTCCTACCGATGAACCGCAAGAACCTGTGACGGATGATAAGGGTATTGTTATTCCTAGTATTGCTGGTCGTGAAATGCCAGATACAAAACAACAATTTGATGAATATATACCTGGACTGGCTGGAAATGAAACTAATCCTGCTCCCCCTTTAGATCAACAAAAAAATACTAAAATTATGGATGAATGGAAAGAACGGAATCAGATGGAGGAACAAGATTTTGAAAAAGATGTTGAAATTAGAAATGAGGGTAGACAAAATGACCCAGGTGGTGTTTTAGATATACCTAATGAATCTAGCGAAATGTCAGGTTTAACACCAGGTGGTTTTCACGCTGATGGAGTTGATATAAGTGGTAATGTAAGAGATACAACAAAAGTAGTAGATAAAAGCACTGCTGCTGATGGACATCCGTTACACGAAGACATTAAAGCTTGTAATGAAATTACCAGTTGCGATGGAATTGTTAAAGGATGTGGATATTGTATAACCACTGATAAATTTCTTTATGGAGATAAAGATGGTCCTATGACCGATGTATGTCCGGGTGGTAAAAAAAATTGGACAACAGAATTATCAAAATGTAAACAAGCACAAGATGACAAATTATGTAATGCAGCAGATAGTTGTGCTGATTTACAGGGTAGAGCAGTAGAAGTTTGTGGTTATTGTCCAACAACTGGAAAAATTATGCCAATGAAAACAAGTGGTAATAAATTAGTTCCAAAATATGGTTCAGATACTTGTAGTTATGAAAAGGGATTATTAAAAGCAGACAAATGTGCTCAATTTGCAAAAGATCATCCTTGTATTACTCCTTATATGGCAACCGGTCCTCATAGTGAAAATTGTTTAAGAAAATTATGGAAAAATTCTAAATGTAGTGGTAGTAATCCATATAATAAAAGTTTTGGAGATTTAAAAGAAGATAAAATGATAAATAAAGGTTCACATTCAGGTGTTGCAACAGTATTTGGTGATTTATATAATAAAACTAAAAGTAAAAATTTAGTAGAATTAGTAGAATCTTATCCTTTATGTCACAATCAAAACGCAGATGTTGATGTATGTGATTCAAAATATACAATTCCTTTTAATGATCAAACATTAAAAGCGAATGAATTATGTAAAAAAAAATTATTCAAGGAAGCCGGTTGTAAACCAAAAGGAAATATGTATCCTGATAAATTGAAAGCAACAAATGAAAATAATTGGAGAACTGCATTACAAAAAACAGCCAGTCAATATAAAAATGATGTACAAAATATAATGATATCAGCTAATAAAGAAATATCAGACGAGAGTGAATATGCAGCAAAAGAAAAAGCATCATTAAATTGTTATGGTGTTAAACCAGCTAAACCAGATGGAAAAAGAGAAGGAGATTATATTAGCTACAAATGGAAAGGGTATGGAACATTATATGGATATTTAATTCAAAAAAGTAATGATGGTAAATTATGGCAGGTGTTATGGATGAAAAAATCTTTTAGCAATGGATTAAATAAAGAAAGAAAAAATATGACACAAAAAGAACAAAAAGAAGAATTTGGGTGGCACGGTATTAAAGCAAAACATAAAAATATGAAAGATGTAGGTAATGAAGATGGTGAAATACGAGGTAATACTGATATGAAAGTATTAGAAAGATGTACACCTGGTAATTCTTTATGTGGTAATAGTTGCAATGAAGTAATTACCAATCTAGAAGATAAATATCCTAGACCACAAGACTGTGTTGTCGGTGATTGGGGTTCTTGGGGAAAATGCACAAGAGAATGTGGTGGTGGGACACAAACAAGAGAAAGAAAAATAAAATATGAAGCCAAAAGAGGGGGTGTCCCTTGTAAAGATAAAAAATTTGATACTCACTTACAAGAAACTCAAACGTGTAATGTAAGACCTTGTACTAATCCTAATTTCAAGTTAACCGACGAAGCTACTTTAACAGGTAAAAATGGCGATACTATTGAAATTAGAAGTAATGATTATATTCATATTCAAGAATTACAAGCATATGATAGTAATAATTTAAATGTTGCATTAAAAAATAAAGGTGCTAACGCAGCAGCATCTGATACAGGGTGGCGTGGTCATGTAAACTATCCTATTGACGGTGTAAAACGTTCTCATTATCACTGGCCTAATTCCGTTCATACAGGTCGTGGATTACGCAATGGAAAACCTAGATGGTATAAGGTTTATTTACCAAAAACAAATAATATTACTAGAATTGTAGTGCATAATAGACCAGATTGCTGTCAAAGTAGATTAGACGGTGCACAATTATTATTATGGGATACTAAAAATTTTGGTTCTACGCCAAAATTAGTATTTAGAGCCAGATTAAATAGTAATATGAAACAAATATTTTTACTAGGATCTAGTAGAGAATATTCAGCTTATCAAGGAAATCCTGGCGAAAAAACTGCAAAATGCGGAACATATACTACAGATGACCAATCTACAACTTATAACACATTTAAAGATACTCCTTGGTATAAAGGCGATGGTGTTGGTGGTAGTGAAAAATATGTCGGTTATGCTTCAACAAAAGAAGATTGTGCTAGGTTAGTTAGGGAGAGAGCACCAACTGCTAATGGTGCAACTATGCCTTATACTTATAGAGGTAAATGTTATGCTGAATATGGAATGACAGGAAGAAATAACAGTAGTTATTGGCATTCTACAATGTTTAATGATGCTCCACCAAAGAAAAAAACAGAAAAAGCTTTACGTGATTCAGTTAAAAAATGGAAAAGTAATAAAGGAAAATCATATAATCCTGTTAAAAAGGGAACTTGTTTTGAGAATCAATTTAAAAAATCTCCTCATTATCCAACAGGTGGTGATTGTGATTGGTGGACACAAAAATGGTGGGGATGGGGTTCCAGAAAATGGCCTGTAGAAAAGTGTGCTGAAAAATGCTCTCAAGACCCTAATTGTAAACGATTTAGTCACGGTACACAAAACTTTTGGGGTGGACCTGGTTTAGGTTGTAGAACATCTACAGGTGGTTATAATGATGGTTATTGTGCAATTACTACCGATCGATACAAAGCAAATGGTTGGAATTGGTGGGGAACTTATAATTTATGGGGTGGACAAGTATATGATAAAATTGATCCAAAAACAGGTAAATTAGACCCAAAAGGTGGTCGCAAACCAAAAGAATATATCGGAGATTTTAGAGATTGGTATAAAAAAGGAAATCGTAATTCTAAATTTAGTGGAAGAGATTTACCAAAATGGAAATGGTATATGTGGGGTTGGGGACCCGGCAATGATTCTATGACCTGTGCTTATAGATGCCGTGATTATAAATATTTTGGAATGCAATGGTGGGGTCAATGTTTTTGTGGTAATGAATATGGTAAACATTATCAACATACAGATAACAAAGGTAAAAATTCTAACTACCATTGGAGACATCCATGGGCTAGATGGTGGACTTACTATGGTGGATGGAGAAATAAAGTATATAGAACTCCCCGTGCTAGTAGAGAAGAATGGAAACATTGTGCAAATGATGGTGGAAATTGTGATCCCGGACAAGGAAATAAAAATTATATTATAAGATATGGTAATGATCGCGGTTGGACACAATTTAAAGGTAAAGGTAGAGAAAAATGTAGTGCATCTGGTAGATGGGGCGTTAAAAATATTCAGCCATCAGGTGCAAAGGTATGTCAATGGAAACCATTTTAATATAATATTTATAAAATATAATAACTATTATATATAAGTATGAAAATCAATGAAAATTATTTGCTATTGATTATATTGATTATAGTAACTTTAGCATATGGATTATATTATCACAATTATCAAGAATCATTTAATGTTATGTCTGGTGACAGTGGAAGAAGACTTCTAGGAAGTAATATGAATGCCAAGCAATGTCAAGATAAATGTGAACAAGATCGTAATTGCAAATATGTTATTCGTCCTGCTGGTAAAAAACCTTGGATGAGAACTACTTGTCATATATCTCCTACGTTTAAACAATTTAGTACAGGTCAAAAAGGAGATGGTGGTCCAATTGTATGGGAAAATACAAAATACGTTCAACCTGAACCCCCAAGATATGTTAGAACTATCGGAGGATATAGTTATACACGAAACCAAGCTAAAAAAGTATGTAAAGATGCTGGATTAGAATTATGCCATAGTAAAGAACTTATTAATTATAAAAATAGAAATTATAATAGATGTAGTTCTGGTTGGACAAAAGATAGACGTGGATGGTGGGTTGGTAAATGGAGAGGATGGGGTTGTGGAGGACATTGGCGTAAATATTGGAATTGGTGGGGACCGGGTAATGGTAGAAGTTCTGCTCATTGTTGCACAAAATATTCTTAATATTATAGTATATATTAAAAATTTATATAATATAATAATATATAGATATGAATTTCTTAGGTAATAAATTTAATATTTTAGGATTAATATTATTAGCAATCGTTCTTTTATCATTAGTTATCCCATATAAAGAAGGGTTAGAAGAAAATCAAACACCAACAAATTTAGAACAACAAGGTGAATTAGCACAACAAAATGACGAAAGTAATGAATTTGTTGATAGCATTATTGATGCTGAAGCCGGTAAACGAATGCCTGATATACAAAATGGTGTAAATGAAGATTCACAATTTATTGATGTTAAGGTAAGCGAAGATGATATACCAAAAATACATCCTGTGAAAAATACATCTGAATTACCAAAAACTGAATTAGATAAAGCTATTGAAGAATGTAAAGTTATAAATGAAAATAGAAAATGTAATTTATTACCTGGAACTGCTTGTGGATATTGTTTAGATACAAATATGATAGTTGCTGGTAATAAAGATGGACCTGTTGAGAATGTATGTAGTAAAGCTGGTTGGGTTCCTCCTGGACCTGATGCTGGTAATCAATGTACTAAAATGAAAGAAAGATATATTTGTTCAACTATGAAAAATTGTGGCGATACTGCTGGAAATAAATCTATATGTTCTTGGTGTCCAATGACTGCCAAGGGTATGGTATTTAAAAACGTTAATGGTGGATTATTTCCAAAATATGAAGATGATGTTTGTGGAATAGAGAAAGATCCAAAAACTGGTAAAATTAAAACCTGGGAATATAGAGGTATAGGAAGAGTTCAAGCTAAATGGCACGGTTGGAATGGTAAAAATGAATTAGGCGCAGGTGATTGTGATAAAGATGATGATTGTCCCGATGGAATGAAGTGTGGACAACGAAGAGCTGGACAAGATAATTATGAAAAAGAAAGAAGATTAGATGGCGATTTAATTACTAGTAAAACTAGATCAAGACAAAATAGAGATTATTGTTATGATCCAAATCACGCTAGTTTAAAAGGTCCATTAGTTCCTATTGGTGAATGTGCTACTTTTAATCAAAAATTTCCTTGTCTGACTAAAAATATGTATACTGGACCACATAGTGATGCTTGTTATCAAGATTTATGGAGAACCTCTAAATGCACGGGTAAATTTAATATAAGATTATCTGATCCAGCAGTTTCCAAATTAGGAACTGGTCTTAAAACGTCTTGGGGAAAGAAAGGTTATAGAAAAGTCTTAAATGATATACAATCATATGCTGATAAAGCACTATCAAAAGAGTATGAAAAAGCAAAAGTATATAATAAATTATGTTACGGTAAAGATATAGATCCTTGTGATATGAAATTTATTAAAAAATCAATAGGTAGAAAAAGACCTCAAGTATGTATAGACCAATTATGGGAACAAACTGGTTTACCTAACACCGCCAAATTAGCACCTAAAAATATATCAAAATGGAAAAATAAACCAGGTAGTGGAATAGGTGCCGAATGGGAAAGTGGATTATATTATGATTGGACGCCTTCACAATTATTAAATAAATGGTATGCTGAAAAAGGTCTAGCGGATTCCCATAATTTAACTCTTAGTTCTAAAAACTACAGTAAAGCAATTGCGCATAATGAAAATGCATATGGAAAACAACCACCAAAATTACCTTTTAAAAAACCTTGTTGGGCTGATTTTAAAGAACGATTACACCGTTCACATAAAGTAACTGAAAACAGTAATGGCGATACCATATACTTTAGACAAGATAATGAAGCTAGACCTAATGATACATTTATGAAAGACAGTGAAACCGGTAGAACATTACTTGCCACACAAATTGGACAAAAATGGGGAACCGATAGAAAAGTAACCAAATCAGAATATGAAAAACCTTACTGGCCATATTGGGAATTTGTTAAAAATAGTAAAACTCATTATGGTAAAGATACTACTTGGGAAAAATTTAGAACAAGAATGGTTGGTATTTCTGGAGTTAAATCTCCTAATAGTAATACTTTAATTATGGAAAGATGGACTGATTTTACACGTGTTATGAATAGTTGGAAAATAAATCCATCATATACTGCTCATATGCCTGTTGGCGGTAAATGTGCTAGTTGTAATTTAGTTCCTCCTGGTCAGTGTCAAGAAGGCTGTGGTGTTACTACTCTCCCTGAGGGCACTGCTAATGCTTGTCCTAATAAAAACCAAGGCAAACGTCCTAGCAGATGCACTGTTCCTGATGGAAATGTTCTTACCAAAAAAATGTTTCAACAAGATAATTTTCCTTATTGGGCATTTATGAGAGTTATTACTAGAAATGAAAAAAATTAATTTACTATAAAAACTCATTTAAAATATAATAAATAATTTATATTATACTTTAATAATGGGTAATTCTACGTCTATCGAAAAAATTAACTTTGAAGACATACAAACTTCTATAAAAGATAATAATACCATTATTATATCGACGCTTAATTCTAAATCACAAAATTGTTTAATCAAAGGAACTATATTATTAAACAATGAAGAAAAAGTAATTAATGCTAATCTTAATAATTATAATCTCAAAATTATTATTTATGACAAAAATTGTAATGAACAAAGACCATATGATAAATATAAACAGTTAATTGCATTAGGATTTAGAAATATATACATTTATTCAGGTGGATTATTTGAATGGTTATTATTACAAGATATATATGGACACGATAATTTTCCTACTACTACCAAAGAAATAGATATATTACAATTTAAACCGTCTTCTTTTTTAAATACACCTCTTCTTACCAATATTGATTAATAAAATAAAAATTGATTTTATTTTATTTACTATTATTATATTTATTAAGATGGATTTATCACAAAGCAAACTTACCAAAGACCAATGGGATTTTCTTGAAAAACCCGTTAGTCGTAGTGAACTTAAAATTTTAAAACTTATATTTTCAAGTAGAGATAATATCAATATTTCTCATAATGATAGCAAAAGTATTGTCAGTTATATGAAATTAAATTCTAAGGATGATGATAACATTGATAATTATCTATTTCATCAATATTTTAATAGAAAAATAGAAAAGGATAGAAAAAAACATTTACCTAATTTTAAAGTACCTTCGTTAAAAAAAAATAAAATAAAACAAAAAGATATCATTCGTATTAAAAATAGTGCTAAAAAATTAAAAGAACAGGACTTATTTGAAAATATTTTAATTGAAAACAGTAATAATTTCTTAAATAAAGATTATGACCCTCATCATTTTTACACTCTTACTCAACTTATTCAAAATAATATATATAGAACCAATAAATACGTATTAATGTATATTAATACTATCATTGAAACATATAAAAAAAAAGTATCTATTAAAAATCTTATTAAAAATGCTCATAATTATATTGAGAGAAATAACATCATTATTAAATATACAGATGTAAAATTATATCAACATCAAAAACAACTATTTACTATAACTAATAAAAATAATAACTTTCTTGTATTATACCAAGCTCCTACTGGAACTGGTAAAACACTTTCTCCTATTGGAATCAAAAAAAAGGTGATATTTGTATGTGCCGCAAAACATATTGGATTACAATTAGCTAAGTCTTGTATTTCATTGGAAATCCCTATTGCTATGGCTTTAGGTTGTAATGATGTTAGTGATATTAGATTACATTATTTTGCAGCAAAAGAATTTACACGTAATCGTAGAACCGGGGGTTATTTCCGCGTTGATAATTCTGTAGGTGATAAAGTTGAAATCATTATATCCGATATACAATCTTATTTGTATGCAATGAGATATATGTTAGCATTTAATGATAAAAATAACCTAGTTTGGTATTGGGATGAACCTACTATCACTTTGGATTATAATACTCACAAATATCATAATATATTAAAACAAAATTGGGATCAAAATGAAATTCCTAATATTATATTATCATCTGCTACACTGCCTCTTGAAAAAGACATATTTCCTATGATATTGAAATATAAACAAACTTTTCCAGAAGGTAAAAAATATGATGTTATCAGCTATGAATGTAAAAAAACTATCCCTATTCTAGATTCTAAAGGAAATATAGCTATGCCTCATTATGTATATGATAATGTTACCGATTTAAAAAAATCTGTTAAACATCTCAATGATAATAAAACTATATTAAGATACTTTGATTTAGATGAAATATCTAAATTCATATCATACGTAAACAAAAAGAAATATATTCCTGACCGTTATCTTATTAATAATTATTTTGACGATATATCTAATATTAATGTTATTAATCTTAAATTATATTATTTGAAGATTTTATCTAAAATTAAAAATAAACCTTATATTGATACTAGGGAATATCTATTAAAGAAAAGAAAACAAAAATACGGTTCTCTTATTAAAATAACTACTAGTGATGCATATACTCTAACTGATGGACCCACTATATTCTTAACTAATAATGTTGAAAAAGTTGCAAAAATATATTTAAAAGCTTCTAATATACCTACTAATGAATTATCATATCTTATGAAAATTATTAAAAAAAATGAATTATATCGTGTTGAAATTGAAAAATTACTAATGGAAGATAAAGAAAAACAAGATAAAAAAAATGAAAAACTTCTAGATAAAAACTTAAAAGACGATTCTAAAGAATTAATGTTACAAGAAGAATGGACTAAAAAAATCAATTCCATTAAAAGTCTGCTTTCTCCTGTTGAACTTAAAAAAATTTATGTACCTAATTCTGATTTTCATATTAAAGAATGGGCTAATAAAACTGATAATAATTGTTTCACTTCTGATATAGATGAAGAAATTATTGAAGAAATTATGTTATTGAATATACGAGATGAATGGAAGATTCTTCTTATGATGGGTATTGGCGTCTTTAAAGAGGATAATGATAAAAAATACAAAGATATTATGAAAAAATTAGCTGAAAATCAAAAATTATATCTTATTATCGCGTCTACTGATTATATTTACGGAACTAATTATCAATTCTGTCACGGTTATTTAAGTAAAGATTTAGAGGATATTACTCAAGAAAAAATTATACAAGCATTTGGTAGAATTGGTAGACGTGACCCACAAAAAGATTATTCCGTTCGTTTGCGCGACGATAATGTAATTCATAAATTATTTGTTGAAGAAGAGGATAAAAAAGAAGTTAAAAATATGAATCGACTATTTGGATTCAATTAATTATATCAATTATATATATCAATGGATAATAATGCTATTTATCAAACATTAGATTCTATAAAAAATGAAATTTATCAAAAAATAAAAGAGAATGATCTTTTTTTATTAGATGAAAATACAACAACTACATATATTAATACTATTGAAAATTTAAAAACAAGATGGGTTCCATTTAAAAAAAACGAAGATAAAAAACAAATAGATTCCTATAAAGAGTTAATCTTAATTTATTTAAATGAAATTTTGATTATACACAAAAATATTTTTAAAACTGGACCTGATACCAAATTTCTAGAAAATCTTAATCAACAATTTATTAATGATGCTATTCGTATTAGTCATATGGTAAAACCTTCTGATACTAGAAAAGCAGACGATAAAAAAAAAGCAGACGATGAAAGAAAAGCAGACGATAAAAGAAAAGTAACTAGACCATCGTCAATTAAAAATACTGATACTTTTAGTTGGAATTTTTTGGATGATTTGCAAGAAGATACAGAGTCTTATACTTTTGATTATCCTTATCCTAGAGAACAACCTAAACCAAAATCAAATACTGTTTCTTGTGATAAATATAGTAAAAAATATAAAACTATTCCTTTTAATAATATAAAACAATTAAAAAATACTATCACATATAATATTAATAAAATAGACAATTTTAAAAATAATTATAAAACACAAATTTCAAATATTATAAATAATCCAAACGGAGAAAAAAAATTTTGGTCTGAATTTAGTGTAATACCGCCTAATTTTGAAGAGGATAACATTAGGGATTTAGTAAATAAAAAAAACACTTCTAATACATTGTTTGACAGACTAAATCCTTTTAGTGTAAGAAATACAACTAGTAGAAAAATTAAAAAAATTAAAAAAAAAAATAAATATGTTGAACATTCTATACTACAAAAATATAGAGATGTTTTACAAGGAATTTACAATTATATTAATAATAATATGTTTGAAAAATGGCCTAATATAGATATTAATAAATTTTATCAAGAATATTCTACAATATGTAATTCAGAAAAATTATATAAAATTTCTGAAAAAAATATTACTAATTTTAAATTTAATAATTACGATTTAAATAATTGGCATACTTATTATAACAATTTAAATGATTTTAACTATAATGTACTATCGAATATAAATTTATCAATAGAGGGATTATGTTTATTACAAGAAGAATTTGAACACGTTCGATTCGACATTATGAATTATTTTATTATAAACGATGAAATGCGTAAATTGAAAATGGAATTAGAAAAATTAAAAAAATTAAAAAAAAAAAATAATGCATTAAATACTGTACAAAGTGAGCAAAATACAACTGCTGATGAATTAACATCAAAAATAAAATCATTAGAAAATAAACTTGCACAAATAGAATACAGATTACAAGATTTAGTTAATAAAGAATTTTTTTCTCAAAAATATGATACTATAATAAGCGATATCTTTACATTATGTCATATAAATCAGTATATTATTAAAGATTGGAAGAAATTAAAATTTGATATTATTAATAAAATAAATAGTAATCCTATTAATAGCAATACTAAACAACTTAATAATGATGATAAAGAACAATTACGAATATTAGAAGAAGAAATAAATAGTATATACAATAGAGATAAAACACAACAGATTAGTTCAAAATTACAAAGTGATAAAAAAGTGTTGGAAGAATTACTTTTAAGAAAAAAAAGGGAAATTCTAAAAAAATATATCAAAGAAAGAAAGAATACCAATGTCAAGTGGGATCCAGCAGCTGCTATAGGAGGTAGAAAAAGAAAAACTAGAAGAAAAAGAAAACGAAGAAGGAAAACTAGACGAAAAGGAAAAAAACGAAGAAAGAAAAGAAAAACTAGAAGGAAAAGATAAAAATATTATTTAATATCATATTTATATATATGAAATTAAAAAATATAGTCGTAGCAACTGAAAAAAAAGGATATTATAACGTATTAGAACAATCTTGTAAAAGACATAATATAGACTTAATACCATTAGGAATGGGAGAAGAATGGACTGGATTTACGATGAGATTTAATTTATGGCGTGATTATTTAAATACGTTGGATGATGATGAAATAGTTATGATTAATGATGCATATGATGTTGTTATATTGGAAGATGGTGATACGATTATCAAGAAATTTAAGTCATTTAATAAAAATATTGTTTTTGGCGATAATACTAATATATCGAGTAAAATAATATTTCCTAGTTGTAATATGAAAAAAAAAATAGTATGCATGGGTAATATAATTGGATATGTAAAATATTTAAAACAAATGATTGAATTGTTATTTAAATATTCTGATTTATGGGAAAAATGGAATAATGACGACCAAGCTATTATAAATGATATTTTTTGTAAAGAATTAGATTTTTTTAAAAATAATGTAATAATTGATACAAAACAAAAACTTTTTTGGGCAGGTGGAAACAATATGATTTCTTTTCCAATACCAGAATTATTTTTATATGTTAATAATAATAAAATTTATATTAAAAATACGAATATAACTCCTAGTATTTTACATCTTGTAACAAATATGAACGGAAATAATCTTTTAAAAAAATTAAATTATAAAAAATTACCAAATAATAATATATTTGATCAACCCGATTTTAAAAATAACCAGGCTTTTTATATGTTTAAAAATATGTTAATACTTCATAATATTTCTATAATTTTACAAATAATAATGATATCATTATATATTGGATTTTTCAAAATAAATTATAAGAATTTTATATTATTTTTATTAATATTTATATTTATATTTGATTATAAAAGTGCTATAATACCAGGTTCTATTGCATATTTACTACATATGATTTATCAAAAAATTATTTAATATCATATTATATATATATGAAATTAAACTCATTTAATACATATGTTATTAATTTAAAAAAAGATAAACAAAAATGGAAAACGATGCAATCTAATTTTAAAAATACTGGTATTAAATTAATAAGATTTAACGCAATACACGGTGCAAATTTAACAGATGATGATAAAATTTTTAAAGAAAATCATATAACAAAAAAATGCAATTTAACTTGTACTGATGGGATGATAGGGTGTGGTTTATCTCATATAAAACTAGCAAATTATATTATCAATAATGATAAAAATGATTATTCTCTTATATTAGAAGACGATGTTAATCCAATTGTTTCTAATTTAAAAAATGAGATAATGAAAGCAATTAATAATGCACCAAAAAATGCTGATATAATTAAAATTTATTATCACGGTGCTTGTAAAAATCCTAATGATCCATTTCTTATATGTGGTAGCACTGCTGGATATATTATAACAAAAAAAGGTGCAGAAAAATTAAGTAATTTTCAATTAGATTTTCATATTGATTGGCAAATGCAACAAACGCCTAATTTTATAGTATATAATAATCCAAAAATATTATTATCAGAAGATACAAATGACAGTTCTATTTCAGAACGTAATATATTAAATAAAATAGATAACATAAAAATAAAAGGATTAAATCCTATTTCTTGGTATCTTAATCAAGCTCTTTTAAAAATTCCATATTTCAATATAAATATAACATTTATAAGATTTTTAATATTTATTTATATAATAACATTTATATTTTTTAAATTAAAAGGTATTATAATGTTAACTTGTTTGGTAATATTTATGTTTATAGTAGTTTATTTAAATAGATAATTATTTATTAAATAATTTTATCATATAATACCACCATACCATACCCAAAAAATACAAAGGCAATACAGGTATAATATTTATAAATTTGTCATACTCTTTTACTTCATTATATGTAAGATAAGTTGCAACAGGTATTCTCATAATTCCATACACTATCAATTGTATTCGTTTCCATTTCATTAAATTTTTATTGTCATATACAATGTTTAACTTATCATAATTTTTTTTTGTTTGTATTTCATCATATACATAATAAGTAGGTAAGTTAGATAATTCTCCTGTTGTCAATACACCTAACCAATTATATTTATTTGGATCTAATGACATATAATATACAATTACAATATGATGATAAATATATAATGAATTTGCAAAATTTAATTTTTTGTTTTTACATAAGTCATATAAATCAAATAAAAAAAAACCCATACTATTATATTTAAATATATATACTTGATTTAATAATCCTAATATACTAGCGATTATAGCATGTAAATATTGAATATTGTTTACAGCTATTTTTCTATTTGGATGGAAAAGTTCTAATATGTTGGTTCCTGATAAATAAAAAATAAAGAATAATATATAATACATTAATTTTATAATATATATTATGTTTAATACGTTTATCAAAATGTTTTAACAATTCTCATTTGCTTTGTAAATTTAAATTTTTCATCGTTCATAGTTCTTTTTTTTAAGTTACAATCCAAACAACATATAACAACATTATCATTATTATGCCCTTGGTCATTATCAATTCTATCTAATGTCCATTGCATTTTTTCTCTAACATTATCATACATTAATTTACAGTTTTTTTTACAATAATAGCACTTTAATTTGGAAACAACTAATTTTTCTATTAACTCTTCTTTTTTTATAAAATAATTCACATCGTATACTTCTTTTTTTACATCCTGATTTTTATAACCATTTAATTTTCTATTTATTTCTTTATCTACATATTTTTTACCTTCATATTCCTCTTCTAAATATAATAGATTCAATATTTCTACTTGTTTTTTTTCATCATTTAAAATATCTATGTTACTCCATTCTTTCGATTGAACTCTTTTTTTATTTTTTGTACCTTTTATAGATTCAATGTTTCTTTTACCTGTAATTATTATTGTTTTTGGCATTTATATTATATATATAAATAACATAAACTTAAATCTATATATAATATATATGAATGAAAAGGTAGAAACAAAAACAAGTAAATTAAATGATGAATGTGTTGAACTTAAAAATATTAAATATCAAACAATGTTAATTAATAATAATGTTAATAATAACAATACTACTAATAAAAATACAATTGATAATATTGATGCATTTTTATCTAATGAAATTAAATTTAATAAGAAACAACCTTGGAGTAAATTAGGAGACGGTGTAAAATTAACAAAAATTAATGAATTTGCTACATATTATTGTAATAAACATAAATCACATAAAAATAAAAAGGTTGAATTAGTAAAATATTTAAAAAGATGTATGCATCATAAAAAATTACAGAGAGTTAAGGATGTTGAATATAATATGAAAACTGGAAAAATTACAAAGATACCTGGACTTAAATGGGAAACTACTAAAAATAAATTTACTTTAAAAAAACCAGACAAAAAAGGAAGTACATTAAAAAATCTAGCACCTATTAAAAAGAAAAAATTAAAAATAAAAAAGAATAAGAAAAAAATTAAATCTACACCAATAGAATAATTTAAAAATTGATATAAAATTTATATGTCATATTATATTAGTATATGTATAAATTTACAGATGATTTACCAAAATTAACTGATATAACAACCACATTACAACCAGAAAACGATATTATAGATGATATTAATATAGAAGATTTTACAGAAACAATTGATTTATTTATAGAAGAACTTTTGGTAAACGATCCATTAATGTATAAAGAATATAAATTTGATGAAAATTTATTTGAATTATTGTATGAAGAAATAAGTAATTTATTTTATGAACAAATAATTAAATACAATATAAATTTTGAAGAGTTATTACATAATACAATATATTCATATTACATTCGTAATAACTGTCCACGTTCATATAATTCATCTATTATAATAAATAATCCTAATAAAGATAGAATTACTGAATTGTTAAATTATTATAAAACCCTTGAACAACCAGACCAACGAACAGACGAATGGTATAAATTTCGTTATCAGGGATTAACGGCATCTTCAATATGGAAGGCATTAGATACACAATCTAATATTAATAATATTATTTATGGTAAATGTAGCCCATTAAAAAAAATAACTGGTTGTAATATCAATTCTCCTTTTCATAATGGTCATAAATACGAACCTCTTTCTGTATTATGGTATGAAAACGAGTATAACACTAATGTAGGAGAATTCGGTTGTATAAAACACAAAAATTATAAATGGTTAAGAGCATCACCTGATGGTATTAATATAAAAAAAGATAATCCACGATACGGAAGATTATTAGAAATAAAAAATCCAACAACCAGAGTAATATCAGGTATTCCAAAAAAAGATTATTGGATACAAATGCAAATACAAATGGAAGTATGGGATTTAGATGAATGTGATTTTCTTGAAACAAAATTCAGCGAATATGAAAATGAAGACGAATTTCACAAAGATGAATTATCATTTAATAAATCAAAGGACAATAAACTAAAAGGTATTATGATTATGTTTAATGACGGAATTGAACCAGTATATAAATATTGTCCTTTAGAATATAACAAAGAACAATATGATGAATGGTATGATAAAGAAATTGAAAAATATCCTCAATATACTTGGATTAAAAATATATATTGGTATTTAGATTCTATTTCCTGTATATTAGTTCCTAGAAATAAAAATTGGTTTAATAATGCATATCCTTATTTAAAAAATGTATGGGATACTATTTTACTAGAACGAGAAAATGGAGAATATGTAAAACGGAAGGCATCTAGTAAAACGAAAAAAAAACTAACGCCAAATAGTTTGAAAAAAAACAAAGACGATACGAAAAAATTATTAAAATTAAATGATGACTCTATTACTACTGAAGATAATACTATTGTTATAAAATTCAGAACTCAATCTTTTGATTCATTATGATTATTAAAATCTGGTTTTTTTGATATAAACCATCCTACTCTATCGGGTCTATTATCTGGTCTACATATTGGCTGTATACTTGATTTATATTTTAATTGTTTTTTTTCTCCATATAAACACATATTAGGGTCACCTGCTTTCCCTCCACACGGTGTTACAAATTCTTTATCATTATTTGATTTTTGACTATAATTACTCATTTCTGTTTTTGCTACTTTTTTACTTTGTTCTTGGTGAGTTTTTAATGTTGGATTCATTTCACGACCATATATACTATCTAATAACAATTTATGATGTGTTTCTGGATATGATGGTGAATTTTTAAATCCCTCTGTATATTCTACACCATCTTCTTCACTGACTTCTTCTTCTTCTTCTTCTTCATCACCGGAAAATTTACTCCATACCATTAATAGCGCTAAAACACCGCCTGTTACTAAACTACCAGTTAATAAAAATGACAATAATTTATCTGGTTTCATTGTATATAAATTATAAGCTATAATATTTTTATAATTTATTTATAATATTTCAAACAACTATTTAAAACAAATATGATATTTAATAATATTATGGATAATGAAGATTATGTTATAAAAAGAAGTGGTGCTAAGGAAGTCGTTAGTTTTGATAAAATTCTAAATAGAAGTAAAACACTAGGTAATAATGAATTGAATATTAATTATACCTCTTTAACTGTTAAAATAATTGACCAATTATATGATGGTATTAAAACATCAGAAATAGATCAATTAACTGCTCAACAATGTGCGTCTCTTGCTACTACACATCCTGATTATGAAATACTTGCTAGTCGTATTCTTATTTCAAATCATCACAAAGGCACAGATAGTGATTATGGTGTAATAATTGATAAATTATATAATTATAAAGATATACACGGAAAACATTGTCCTATTATTTCAAAAGAATATTATGAATTTGTTCTTAAAAATATCGTTGATATTAATTCATTTATTGATTATAGTCGCGATTATTTAATTGATTACTTTGGGTTCAAAACATTAGAAAGAGCGTATTTGATGAGAATCAATGGTGTCATAGTAGAAAGACCACAGCATATGTGGGTTCGCGTCGCTTTATCTATTCATCACAATAATCTGTCTAAAGCAAAAAAAAGTTATGAACTAATGAGTCAAAAATATTTTACACACGCTACACCTACATTATTCAATGCTGGAACACCTAGGCCTCAATTAAGTTCTTGTTACCTTGAAGCTATGGAATCTGATAGTATTAAAGGTATATATAATACATTAAGTGATTGTGCTGAAATTAGTAAATGGGCCGGTGGTATAGGGTTACATATACATAATATTAGATGTGAAGGTAGTCATATACGTGGAACTAATGGTATTAGTAATGGAATTGTTCCTATGTTAAGATGTTTTAATGCTACTGCTAGATACGTAGATCAAGGTGGTGGAAAACGTGCTGGTTCATTTGCTATTTATCTTGAACCCTGGCACGGAGATATAGAAGCATTTCTTGATATGAAAAAAAATCACGGCGACGAAGAAGCAAGGGCTAGAGACTTATTTTATGCATTATGGATTCCTGATGAATTTATGCATAGAGTTAAAAATGATATGAAATGGACATTAATGTGTCCTGATAAATGTCCTGGATTGTCTGATGTATATGGTGATGAATTTAAAAAATTATATGAAAAATATGAAAATGAAAATAAAGGTATTAAAACTGTTCCTGCTCGTGATATATGGTTTAAAATATTAGATAGTCAAGCTGAAACGGGTGTACCATATATGTTATACAAAGATGCTTGTAATAAAAAATCAAATCAAAAAAATATAGGAACTATTAAAAGTAGTAATCTTTGTACTGAGATTATAGAATATAGTGATGATAAAGAGACCGCTGTTTGTAATCTAGCTAGTATTGCTCTACCACGATTTGTTAAATATAAATATCCTCAAGGTAAATATATTATATATACAAAAACAGATTGTAAATGGTGCAAAAAACTTAAAATTTTATTTAAAAAAATTAATCTTATATACGATGAAGTTAATTTAGATGATATTGAAAAATGGAATGAATTCTTTTTTAATACTAAACCTAATATCACCCCTTCTACTGTTCCACAGATATTTGTTGATGATAAACATTTCGGTGGTTATGAAAAATTTAAAAATGTTGTTACACCATTTTATGATTATCAATTATTGCACGATATTACAGAAACTGTTACTGAAAATCTAAATAATGTTATTGATATTAATTTCTATCCTATTGAAAAAACAAAACGTTCTAATTTAAAACATAGACCTATTGGTATTGGTGTTCAAGGCCTTGCCGATACATATGCTATTTTAAACATACCGTTTTACAGCGAAGAAGCAAAAAAGGTCAATAAATTAATATTTGAAACTATTTATCACGCCGCATTAACTCAAAGTGTTAAATTGGCTCAAAAATCTCAACCATATGAAACATTCAGAGGAAGTCCGTCTAGTAAAGGTATTCTACAATATGATATGTGGAATGTAAAACCTAGTGATAAATGGGATTGGAATAAATTAAAAAAAGATATCGTTAATCACGGTATTAGAAATTCATTATTATTAGCACCAATGCCTACCGCGTCTACTAGTCAAATATTAGGATTTAATGAATGTTTTGAACCTTTCACAAGTAATATATATGTTAGAAGAACTATTGCTGGTGAATTCATACGTGTTAATAAATATTTAATGAAAGAATTAATTGAATTAAAATTGTGGAACAATGATGTAAAAGATGAAATCATTAAAGACAATGGTTCTATTCAAAATATAGATGTCGTTCCTCAAAATATTAAAGATAAATATAAAATTGTGTGGGAAATTCCTATGAAACACGTTCTACAAATGTGTGCAGATAGAGGCGCTTTTATTTGTCAAAGTCAAAGCACTAATCTATGGATGAAAAATCCTAACCGTCAAAAATTAACTGCTATGCATATGTATGCTTGGAAATTAGGACTTAAAACTGGTATTTATTATCTACGAACTAAAGCAAAAGCAGCACCACAACAATTTACTATCGAACCTGACAAAACAAATAATATTGATGATGACGATGAATGTCTTATGTGTGGTTCTTAATTAATATATAATTAAAATATCATTATATATTAATGAATCCTCTAATTAAAGAACTAGTAACTGATATACACGTAATAATGCGACAATCTGATGGGGAACACGATGATAAAGTTCATAAAGCACGTGGTATTCTATTAATATTAAAAAAATTAAAAATCAATAAAATAGCAGAAATACAATATGCATATGACCGATGGTTTAATAATGAAATTAGTAATTATAAATCTGGAAAATTTGGAGAATATAACCCCCATTTTAAATGGCCAATAGAATTTATTCCTGATATATTAAAGTTAAATAATGATAATAAGAAACTAATTTTTACTATGAATTTAGTAGAAAATTGGTGGACAGACAATGACTATTATGAACATTTAAACGAAGTTTTACAAATATTTCCAAGATATACAATTCAATCAATAAAAGATATTTTTAGTGATTATTGGGCAAAAAGAGAATTACAAAGTTATTATCATGAAAAAGGTATTGATTCCGATGACATAACTGAAAGATTTAAACATAATGTTGAATTTAGAGCAGGTGTATTAACTGCCATAAATGTAATTAAACAAGCCGTTGATCTAAAACTTAAAGACCTTGATGAAAATAAATCATTTACACTTGATCCTATATACACAGTTAAGTCTCAAAAGGAACTAGTATTATCATTATCATCAGACCCTTCTAAAACACACGATGCATTAACTGCATCGCCGGGTAATCGTAAAGATATGTATACACAAACAATGAAAGAATTAATAACTTTTGGAGGTGAAGAATTTGCAAATAAATATATTCTTTTTTTTATTCCACCTGAATGGGCTTATAGTTGGGAACGTAATTTAAATGTTAATCATTTAACTAGTAAGGATATGGATAATAAAACGGATATATTAAAACGTCCTTTTATAGATGGTTTATTATTACACGCTGTACCTGCTCCAATAGACGGACAACTTCTTTCCGCTAAAACTAATTTACAAATAAATAATAAAAATATAGAAACTACCGGATTTATATTTCAAGAAAAAATACCTTATCCTATTAAAAAAAAAATTTTACAACATTCTAGAAAGGTAATGCAAGCTAAATTACGAACACAAATGAATAATACTTCACTGGAGGAACAAGCGAAAGTTTATCAAAAATTAACACAAAATAATAACAATAATAGTGGAAATAGTCGTTTAGAACAAGCAAAAAGAAGAAGAGCTGCAAAAGCTAGAAAAAAAAGTGGTTCTCCTGTACCTAGTATAGCTGATGAGATAGATAAAAAATTAGGTATGAAACCACGAGGAACTTTTGAAGCTGAAATAGAAAAAGAAAAATTACTTGATATTGAAAAAAGAAATGTAGAAAAAAAAGATAAAAAAAAGGCAAAAGCAAAAGCTAAAAAAAAACGACAAAAAGAAACTCGTAAATTAAAAACAATATTAGCAAATAAATTACAACGCTTATATCAAAAAAGTAAAACTTCCAATTTAGCTCGTAAAACTAGAAAAAAATTTTTAGATAAAAAAAATGCTACTCAAAAAATACAAGATTTTTATAAAAAAAATAAAAATAACAGACTGAGTAAATATGATCTAAAAAACAGTATTTTTTATAAATTTAAATCTAGTAAAAATATTATTATATGGAATTACTTATTACATAATTTTTCTAATTTGTTTATTGATACTTCAAAAATTATGCCAATTATTTCTGGAGGAATCGCCACATTTTTACATACAAATGGAAATTATGATACAGAAGATTTAGATTTAAAATTTTATCCTCGTTCAAATTATAAAAAACAATATAATCATATTACTTCTAGACAAGGTATAAAAATATTATTAGATACTTGGGTTCAAAATCAAAAACCAATTATAATAAATGAATTAAATAAATTATTACAAGGCACTAATTCAAAACCAGTTATTGATATATTAATTAGTGATATTGACAACAAATCTCATATTATATCCAGAGATGACATAATTAAAATAGCTATTGAATTTGGTGAAGCTTTAAAAGAAGGTGAAATACCTATAGGTACTGTTACATTTAAAGATGGAAAACAATTCCAATCTAAAATAACCGCATATTGTGATATATCTTTTTGGAAAGATAAAACAGGATATATAATAGATGTTATTAGAAAAAAAAACAATAAAATTACTGCATTTTCAAAAAATGATCCACATATTCCACCTGTATCATATTTATATAATAATAAAAAAACACGTATTCCTATCATAAATAAAAATTATTTATTAGAAGAAAAAATAGAATTATTACGTGATGTAAATGAGGGTGATTTTCTTTATAATGATAAAGATGAATTATGGTCAACAAAAAAAGAAAGGTGGATGGAACAAGTAAAAATATTACAAAAAAAGAAAGGTGGTAGAAAAAAGAAAACACGTAGAAAAAAGAAAACACGTAGAAAAAAGAAAACACGTAGAAAAAAGAAAACACGTAGAAAAAAGAAAAAAAGGAGAAGAAAATCAAAAAACCGTTATCGTAAAAAATAAATAACTATAAATATATTTATAATTATTTATCATCTAATTCTTCTTTCATCTCTTCTTTTAATGTTGGTAATGACCATTCTGCTATATCTTTTTCCATTTTTTTCATATAATCTGACCAACTTTCTCCTTTTGCACAACCTTTCCATATCTTATTTTCTATATCCAAGTATTCATCTTTCTTTTCTGGATTTATATCATGATCAGGGTTTTGTTTTTTCCATTCTGTTTCCATAACCAAATGTTGTTTTGATTTCAAATTTCTTATACACCTTTCTATAGGACCTTTTACATCTGAAAGTTCATTAAGTTCTTTGGATGGTTGTGTCTTTTTCCATTCATCGTCATCTTTTATATAAAATTTCTTTCTTTTTATATCCGCGCAATGTATTGGTCTTTCAGTTATTGGAACATCTTCCAATTGTTTTACCAATATATTTGTTATTCCCTTTTCTGGTCCGTGAAGCTTTGTATACATTACATCTTCTAATTGAACTTTTATTTGATTTACAAAGTCTGTTAAGTTCATCGCGTTTTTACATTTTTCATTTAAAAATACATTAATTGATATATTATTTGTATTATTTGAATTTATAGTATTATTATTACCCATGCCCACACTACCTTGATATTGTTCGTGTGTTTTTATAATTGTTTCACAATATCCTAATTTTTGATTTAATAATTCATTTTCATGTTCAATTTTTTTTACATTTAATTTTTCTTTTAATTTTTTTATTTCTTCTTCCTGTTGTTTTATCAGGTCAATTTTATCATCATCATCTATTTCATTATCATTATGTTCATTTTCAATTACTTCTATATTTATAACTTCATAATCGCTTTCATTTTCAATCGGCCGGCACTTTATATATGTTTTTAGGTTTAAATTTTTAGCATGTTTTTTTGAATTTAAATGTTTTTTAAAATTTGAAATAATCTTTGACGAATAATTACAAAGTTCACATTCATATATTTTTTTTCTTACTCTTTTTTTTGACATTTATATAATATTATATTATAAAATTTTTAAGTGATTTTTGCGGCGTTACTTTTGGCGTTACTTTTGGCGTTACTTTTTTGCCTATGGCGTTACTTTTGGCGTTACTTTTTGCTAAATGGCGTTACTTTTTTTTGAGACATTTATTTAAAAAAAATTTTGAAAAAAAAATTTATCGTAACAACGAAAAAAATCAGTTAATAAAAAATTCCTACAACTTCTAGTGAAAAAAAAAATTTTAAAAAAAATCAAAAATATTCTAGATCTTTTTAGAGATATGGACAAGTACAAATGTTGTCCAAAATTGAATTTCATTTT